AAATTCTTCGGTTCGTTTGGTGGCTTTGTCTATCTCACGAGAGTAGGTGCGCTTGAAGGTGAGGTATCCAATTGTTGACCACGGAATCATGTGCTTCTTTTCCATCCACTCTCCTAGCGGCGTATGAGATACGCTCTTTTGAATTGGTGCCGATTCACGGATTCGAACCGCGGACCTGATGCTTACAAGGCAACTGCTCTAGCCAACTGAGCTAAACCGGCGTGGGTGAGGTGTTTATTTAGATGCGCCCGTTTGGGAGCGATTTCCACAGCAGAACCACAAAGATCACAGCGACAACAACTACTATGAACCCGATGGCTGCGAAAACGGTGAGTAAGGTGCTCATTTCAAATATCCCATTGTGTTTGGCACGCCGTGATGGACTCGAACCACCAACCTCTGGGTTTGGAATCCAGAGCTCTGCCAATTGAGCTAACGACGCATGAATTGGTGGGCTGCCTGGGATTCGAACCCAGAAGCATCTGATTCTAAATCAGATAGGTAGACCAATTCCCTTCAACAGCCCTTAAAATTGACATTGTGCTTTGACATCACACCGAGGACTGTACCGCCTGATCCCCAGCGCAAATTCAATCTATCAAGTGCTTGGTTGAGATTCTCAGACACCTTCACAGCATCAAGAATCTCACCTTCAGAGCACTTCTGCTGTTGTGTGCCTTTGCGACGGCGCCATGTTGGTGTTTGGGCGTGGCAGTTTGGACACAACAGTCTCAAGTTTTCTATACAATTGTTCTTATTATCACCATCGATGTGATCGAGCTCAATTGGAATTGATTCACCCAACCACTCTTGTAATCCACACCTCTCACATTGATGACCTCGATCTCTCAAGAGAACGCCTTTGTGGTTACCTCTGCCGCCTTGTTTGAAATCAGCGCTGAGGTTACCTTTATTCCAAGTCATCCTTGCCTTTATCTCATCCGGAATGTTTTCATACGTCGTTGAATAATCCCTATTCAATCGTCGTATTTTCTTCAGAGTGGGGCACTTATTTGATGATGACTGACAAATCAACGATGCGTCTTGTAGGATGTAAGAGGCGATTTCGCCGCACCCATATTTGCAAAGCTCATCCGTCTCAATTTTCTTCGGTTTGTGTCTCATACGCCGTCCCTTGTTTGGTAGACGTATTTAGGAAAATGGCATGTCTACCAGTTCCGCCATACTCGCTTGAAATAGTGGTAGTTCAGTTCGGTGACAAGGATGAACTACCAAGATCCTCAGATCAGTTACGCCGCAAGGCGCAGAGGCTGATCGTAGATTGCATCGTTCGCAGTTGCGATTTGGCCCTGTTTAACGTCGAGTACCATCGACGCGCTGTCCACTCGATTATTCGTTGCCCTGTCGAAACCTGGGCACCCCCGTAGATATTTGGAGGCGGCGGGAATCGAACCCGCGTCCAAGACTCCTTTGGTCTTGCTTCATACAGCGATAAATTTGGCGGGCCGACTAGGACTCGAACCTAGATCCCAGGGATTTGGAGTCCCGGATTTTGCCAATTAAACTACCTACCCGAATTCTCGACCGCCCGTCCGATGATATAACTGTCTGGTAGATCACCATTTTTGAAGTGGACAGGACGACTTCTGAAATTTGACTTTCGCGTCCACAAAGCAATCACAAACCTTGCAATTCCGCAATGTGCCTAGTTCAGGGCATGTGTTGCAGATTTGGATGCGTTGATTCTGCACTGAAGGGTCGGCATACTCAACCTGACCCTTCAGCACGTCTTTCACCAGATCAATTACTCCAAAGGGCTGTGGCTTCATCGATCGCCCGCGACGTAAAACCATCAAGCTGAGTATTCAATTCTTCAATCTGAGCATCACGACGACGCAGCTTCGACTTCAGCCCCCGTACGGTGCGCTTCAAACTCGAAATCGTTTCATTCAAAGAATCGACTTCAGACGAGTCTTCAGACGAGTCTTCAAATACAAAATCCACTTCAACATTTACCATATCGTCGATTCGTGCTTGAAGCTGTGTGTTCTGAGTGTGAAGAGAACGAGCTTCATCCAACGCTTCCTGAACAATATTTGACTGGCTCTCGAGGAGACTAAGCAATTCAGTGATGTGCGACACGGCGAGGCTCGCTGTCATTTCCTGCGCACGAATGATACTCTCCTGCACCGAGTTTGCAACCTGGAGTGCAGATTCTCGGATATACTGTGTTTCGTTCATAATTTTCTCTCAAAAAAGTGTAAAAAGATTGTGGAGATTAAGGGACTCCACGGACCCATAAAACGATTTCAGAAGAGATTCTCGAATGATTCTCGGGTCATCTGTCCTTTGCTGCAGTGCTTCCACGGCGGCTTGAATACCATTACCTGGGAGATCCGCATATTCAACAAAAATACCGTTCGCTATATTCGAAAGGTCGCTGATCAAACTCTCGCGATTTATTGGTGTTGGTGAAGTGATTTCTCTCATCTCAGATCACGAGTTCCGAAGTTTGCCGATGCGATGAACTGCTGTCGTGCTACTTCTTGATCCATCAGAGAATGTCCACGGTGATATGTGCTGGCTGGTAGTAGACGAGGTTTTTTGCATACTCCAGCTGATCCTCCTGGCGACGTTTGACTTCAGCATAGGCAGCATCCTCTGTGTAAGACAGAGCAACCGGTCGATGGATCCCACGCGTACCTTGATCAGTCACATCAAACACGAAGTAGACTACTGGTTTCGTAACCATGATTCATTTTCCTTCAATAGTTTGCCGATACGATGCGCCGCTGGTGACCTGAATACTAGTTTGGGTTTCCCGCCGTTACATCCGCAATGATCACCCTGCAGATCCATCAGAAGACTCGTCTGATTCTCCAACAAGAGTTTGGCGATTTCGACGAGGGCTTGGGTTTCCATCATACTATTTAGAGGCTATTCTAGGCGATCTGGACGTCCTTGTCAAGCAGATGTTTAGTAGAGGTTCTTTTCGAACGGCAGGATCTCACCGCGCTCCAGAGCCTTGTTGAACTTCTCCAGATAGACTGGATCATACATCGACTGAACCTTGTCGTAGTTCTCCCAGCTGAACTGACGGAACCAGCCAGACGTGATGCTCGTGCATACCTTCATCAGGGCCATGTCGAAAGCCTGCTTCTGAGCCTCCGGATCCTTGATCTCAAAAGGGATGATAGCACGTTCCAGCGAAAGAACATACGCCTCTTCGAGCGTGCACAGAAGCTGCACCATCTCAGACGAAGCGAAGAAATTCTCCTTCTTGATGTGCACTTCGTCCTGAGCATCCTTGACTAGCGTGTAAGCAGGAACATGCGTTACAGCCACAGCCCGATGAATCGAATCATGGTCGTACTTATAGGGCACTGTGTCAGAGAAGAAGTCCTTCTTAGACTGCTTCAGATTTGGGTGCGCGTAGTTGTAGGTGTCCTGGCGTCGCTGGTCGTAGATTTCCTTCAGCGCACCTTTGCCGATCTTGGCGCCCATGAATCGCATAGCCTGAATGTCGCGCATCGTCTTGATGAAGTGCGGCGAATTCTTGCGGTACCGGTGCGACATCTTGAGCATGTACAGAAACGGGAGTGACGGACAGGTCACCGTTACTCCACCCAGCGGAAGATCACGCGAGCCAGGATCACGATTGATGACATAATCCCACATGCGATATGCTGTGGAATCCTCCCAGGCGATCTCTGCCTCGATGACGAAGCCACTTTCCAGGCGCACCATAACCTTCGCGCCATTATTCAGAGGACGGAGTTCCACTATCTTCTGGTCACCACGAAACGCATTCACGAACGGGACGAAGTCATCCATCTTGCAGAGGATGTCGATATCCAGACCAGACGAACGTGAGCCTGGGGCGATGTGTTGAAGGGCCATTGAACCCATGACGACGATGTTCTTCACTGTTGAGCTCCTCAGCAGTCAGAAGATTCCCACGAGTCTTCCCAGCCGCGGTACTCCGAATCACCTTCAGCAGGTGCACCAGCAACGACATTCACCGTCTGGGTCATGTTGATCCACAAGCCATTCTCTTTCGCGAACATGCGAAGACGTTCGGCGGCAGTCTCGAACGCGAGGGCGAGCTCTAACAGATGGGCCTGGCGGGCGCGGTCGGCGCGAGCAGTGGCACTGAAGCGATTCATCGTCTTTCCTCTTTGGTTAGCCTACAGAAACAATGATAGACTAACTCACTTCAGATGTCAAGCACCGGCTAGATGAATTAGAGACTGGATGAGTTGGAAGCCATACCGAGCAATTCTCGGATCTGTTTGACCCGCTTATCAATCATCGGGTAATTGGTGAGACTATGACCATTCTCTTGAATGAATCGCTGGATCTCAATCAAGTCATTTAGAATGCTGACAGCCTTCGGCGACCCTATTGAGCCTCGCGCGCTCTGCAAGTATTGATCCAATTTATCAAGAGCTTTTGAAAGTGTTTGTGATGCCATGTTTGATTCTCCGTCAGTGTCCTGGTACAACGAGCGCTCGCCCCGACACAGTCCGGTCAACCATGATTCGAGCTCGTTCCAACCCGTTCTTTTTCTTGAAGAAATAAGGAACGCCACGCTTGTCGCGTTCGTTGGTGAAGATCTGTTGTGCGTCACGACGACGAATGCGGAAATAGAGCCGTGGCACCTTCATCATGTACTGATCGATGGTGTAGAAGTTTGAATCCTTGAACTGTAGATGCTGTTCTTCGAATTCATATTTAGGCTGGTCTTTACCCACGAACATGTAATCAACGGGACCACCCATCTTTTCGGTTCCGCGGAAAGCGTCATGCAGAAATCGCTTGTTGGTCAATTCGATGAAGATGTCTCGCAGCTTGGTTGATGAGCCAAGCTCGAAGTCCTTCGACTGCAATGCTAAGTCTAGGGCTCGGTTCATCAGCTTGGTGATGAAATTCGGATCCATGTCATACAGGGCATCATACCCGCCACCCAGGAGCGAAGGCGCTCGTTCCATCTTCATGGAAACGCCAATCTCACCTCGAGTGGTCATGATAATCATGTCAGCATAGCGTTCCTTGCCGTAACCATTCTTCCCGTCGTTCTTCTTGGCAGAGATGACATGTTTGATGTCAGTGTTGTTGAGACCACCTACTGAGATCGGTCGTCCTCCATTGGCAGCCACAGCCTCATTGATGGCCTCGATGACTGCTCGCTCCTGTCGCTCCTGGACTCGCTCTCCAGTTGCGGATGTCAACTTGATAGTGGTTGGCTTCGAGATGTTCTTGATCTGGGTCCATCCGACAATATCATTAACCTTGACCTTCGCCAGTTCCTTTCCACCCAATCGGTGGAGACCCAAATCCATGATCTGGCAGGGTTCGTTCTTCTTGAACTGATACGCAACCGTCACTCCATCAGGCCCGACTAGATTCCCATCACGGTCAGTTCGGAGTGGATTCTTCAGCCATTCTGGATTTCCCTCGATGTAGAATTCCCATGAGGTCTGATTAGTGCCACTCTTCTTTCGGTCAAGTCCAGCCATAGATTAAGACCTGGTCCCTTGATGAGGTGCAGAAACCCGAAACACTTCGTTTAGCATATCGCGTCCTTCAATCTTGCAGCAATCGATAACCCGCTGCTGTAGCTAATTTGTCGCATCGAATATTATACTCATGCGTCGAATGCCCTTTCACCCAAACCCATTTGACACTTCGATCGCCGACGGCTTGAATGAGCTCTTTCCAGAGGTCAGCATTCTTGATCCCTTTCCACTTCTTTCGAACCCACCCGCGAATCCACTTCGAAGCACCATTGATGACATACTCTGAATCAGATACCACTCGAACTCGAGCACCTGAAGGAATTAGCTTAAACCCTTCAATGACTCCTTTAAGTTCCATCTGATTATTAGTGGCACCAATCTCGCCACCAGAGTGCTCGATTTCATTCCCGGATGGATCAACAACGATACATCCCCAACCGCCTCTGGATTCTCTTGATCCGTTCTTGGACGAACTTCCATCTGCGTAGAGGTTGTAGAGATCTTCGAATGGTGATGTTTGCATACTGTTATTTAAGGTCAATTGACTTCGAAAGCCATGAAAAGTGGATTCGAAGTCATTGATTCAAAAGAGTGAAAAACACCAGATTCTGAAAGAAGTCGAATGATCGATAGTTACCCTATCGTGTACCGGGATGAGTGATAACACCCGTTAATCTTCTCTCTTTTGAATTGGTCAGGACTGCAATTACATCTGAAATAATTCTTCTACTCGATTACTTTCAAACTGCTTCTCGATATCGGGATGGGGATTGTGAGTCACGCCTTCGGCTGTAACACCGAAGGAGACTCAACGATACGGTCTAGGTACACCGATCGCCACGAGGTGTTCGAAGTCTGAGCATCTACTCAGGATGGGAGCACCGGACTCCACCCTATAACTTCGCCTTCTGTCGCTTGCGCGAATGCTGCCACATCGAATAGGATAACACCTGATCCTACTGATGACACTGGTTGCCGGCGAGGCAGAGCCAGTCTGTCTTTGGTCTCTCGACCTTTAACTGCGAGGTGAATCTACTGAGCTCTGTCTCACGTCATGTGCCTGGGTGGTCTGACGATTAGTCTCATTCTGTTGTAGCGCAGTCTACAGTAAGGGGGCAAACGCCTAGAGCCCGAACTGGAACGTGTGACTCATTTCTAGAGCCACACGACGAACACACAAGGATATTTATACCACAGTCAAAGAAATGGGTCAAGTAGTTTTGAGATACTTGACCCATCTTGTTGGGGTTGGCTGTTAGCCGACGATGGCCCTCGCTTCGAAGTCGTAGATGACGAAGAACTTGCCGGTGCTCTTCTGCTTCACGACCCACTTGGCCTTGGCCGTCGGACGGTACTTGTAGAAGGACACCTCGCCCAGCGTGCGATGGTGGTAGGTCTTCGACGCGTCAAACTGAGGGCTGACGCAGGCCTTGCCGTAGGCATTGAGCTTCGGGTCCGCGAGGGCTTCGCCGTTGGAGTTGGTCGCCGTGACCTTCAGCTTGAAGTTCACGAGCGAGTCGTTGTAGGAGGCGCTGCCAGCTTCGATCACGACACCGTACTTCTCGCCCAGGGCCTTGAGGGTGGCGTTCAGCTCACCGCGGAGGGCCTTGACGTTCTGGGCGGAGAAGCTGACGATCTTGGAAGCCTTCATTTTGAACTCCTGACTGGTTGAGTGGTAACCTTCAGAAGCTATTATAGAGACTTCGATACAAGATGTCAAGCACTTTTTTGAATTATCTTAGGGTACCTGACCTCTTTGATGGGTCAAAGGTACCACGGCTGTTACCTTCTTTGTCTTTCGCAACGAAGTGAAAGCCTTCACCCGAAGGATGGGTCATTTCTTTGACTGTCAGTCCTTGCTTCTTCGCATTATCTTTCCATGTCGCGAGGTCCTTGAAAGACATGCTTTCAGTGATGAATTCTTTGAATGAGAATACCATGTTGGTTCCTTTTGGATACTTGACCCATCTTGTTGGGGTTGGATGTTAGCCGACGATGGCATTCGCTTCGTAGTCGTAGATGTCAAGCACTTTTAGCGCCTGCTGGCAATTTCTTTCTTGTACTCCGCAATCATCTCCTTCTTGGCAGCCAGGCGCTTTTCGATAGCCTCTTTCTCAGCAGGAGTCTTCGCCTTCGAAAGCTTCGACTGTAGGTCTGACAGGATCTTCTCGTGCTCTCGAAGGGTTTGGGTGAGGTCCGCCACTGAACTGGCTTCCATCAGGTACTCGGTGAATGACTTCATGCTGGTTCCTTAGGCGTATAGTTTGATCAGTCGTTCCCAGGTGCTGCCGACACCTGCCGACATAGCACCGGCGCGGATATTGAGGCCTCTGACCAGCTTTCTGATATTGATATCCTTTCCATTCTTGGCTATCAGATCCACCACTTCCTTGCGCTTATCTAGCGACATGTCGAGTCCATCTTCAAGCTCAATGTCGCCGCAAATCTTTTCCAAGAATTTGATCAATTCAACATCCTCAGGGTCGATAGAAATCATCAGAGCCCGAGTTCGAAGTGCGCCATCAGGGTCGAGTTTGTCAATGCTCAAGTTTGAAATGAAGATGATTCTACCAGTGAAATCAAAATGGGTTGGGAGCTTTCCATCTTCAATATCTTGGTCAGTTATTGTGTCTGGATCCATCAGATTCTTCGATGCTTTATTCCAGGCAATCTTTCTCTGCTTCTTCGTGTCAGTCGCTGCCTTTAGGATGTTGCGTCCGTCCTGATCAGCCAAGGCGCCGTCTGAGTCGTCGAAGAGAACGATTCCCTCCTTGTTCTTGAAGAGGACCCGATAGACGCCGGGAGCAGAAGCGGATCCTGCATTCTTGAAGTATCCTGCACCGTCTCTCAAACCCATTGCGTTCAATGTTGATTCGACTTGGTGAGTTTTGCCGGTGCCGCCGCGCCCTGCCACAAAGAGTGCATTCGAGGCACCCTTAATGGTCAATCTAACGAGTCCTTTCAAATCTTCGAGTTGATCCTCGTATGCGATTTTCTCGATGTTCTGATCCATCGCCTCATGTTCAGCTTTCGCTTTGTAGGTTTCGTTCCCACCGCCTGCTTTGACGGTGATCTTTACACCACCCAATTTCTTCACAACCTCGTCTTTGGTTTTCTTCAAAGCATCAATGTCGTTCTGGGTTCCGGAGAACATCACGTCTCGACCCTGTTTTGAAAACAATGACGGGTGAGTAGTTCTTAGATATGTCAGAACCTTGTAGCCTCGAGAGCCTAGTGCTGATTCAACACCCGTCGTCGGGATCTTTGTTTGTGGTTTGAAGTACGCCACCACGCCGTCGAATATGTCAGAATAGCTTTCGTTCAAAACCTCTTCGTTGAGATTATCTGGTGGGATTGCGACAAATGTGCCGATTTTGATTGGTCCGCTCAACATATCTGCCACGAACGGGAGGACGGTCACCAGGGATGCTTCATGATCGAACGAAATATTCAACTTCGGGTCATATCCGTTTCCTTCCCACCAGTCGATTGAATCGAGGGTGGAGGATTTGAAACCTGCGGATACCCAATTAAATCTGATTGACTTCGAGCCATCGTAAAAGTATCGGATCCCGAAACCTTTGTTGACAGTATTTTTGAATTCTTCTATTCCAGGCATCTTCATGAATTTGAAGCCTGTCTTTTTCTGCAGGTAGTTCTGTATCAACTTTGCAGCCGCCATGGAATTCGCATTCGAGATGCTTTCCATCAGCCACTGCTTGAATTCGATTGCTGGCATGAGAGATCCTGGTGTTAGAGTGAATGAATTAGATGAGGCGAGATGAATTCTTGCCGCTGAGGTCCCAATCCTTTTTGTAGATCTTGTCCCAGTTGGCTGAGACCCACTTCGGAATATCGACGGAATCGACGTCATGAGGGATGGCAACACGGTCCCGGAGTCCGGGTGATGAGGAAGCCACGAAGAGGAAATTGTGCTTTCCTATCCGATCCCAATGCATCACACCGATCTTGCCGTCGACCACCAAGCCACCGCGCTCGCCTGACTTGATCGAGGGGGCCTTCGTGCTTTCTTGGATCCATTCGTTGAATGCGAGCATAGGGTGTGTTCTGAGTGGGAATTGGTATCGGCTGTATTTAGGTTCAACCAAAAAGAAAGGGCCCGAAGGCCCTCTGTGCATGACTCACACACCAGGAGGTGGTTACTTGGGCTCAACACCCTTTGATTTCATTTCAACAGCGGCTTTGATGAGATTCTCAACGAACACCTGCCAGGCGGAATAACCACCCCCGACGGGTTGTGACGCCAGATGAATCATCCCCTTGCGGAGTATGTCGATGTCAACAATTTCAAGGTGGCTGTACTCTTCGATGGACTTGAACAAGCCTCGAACCTGGTCTTCAGTGATCTCGAGGGCGAACTTCGCATCACTCATCGCCAACCACGGCTTCGTACAGGGCAGTGAAATCTTCCATCTCGTCGCGTTCTTTCTGGAAGGTCTGGGCGTGGTAGGCGCGCGCCAGCTTTCGAATGTACTTCTTCGGGATCTCGTGTTTCTCAGCAGCACCGTCGATGGCTTCCTTGATGTAGCTGTTAAATCCCTCGATTTTCGCCCACTGGTCGCTGATGTCTTTCAAGACGTCGAGGATGGCTTTTCGAGCATGGGGATCAGAAGGTACAGTTACACTGTTGAGGACGTCTGCAAATGAAAACTTTGGTGTCATAATACTCACTCTCCTGCTTGCACGGTTTGAAAAATTTCAATCATCCTTGCACAGTCCATCGCTGCATCATGCAACGCATTGTGTTTCACAAATGTCGAGGGAGTCCCACCCTTCAAGTCATAATTCCCGTTGTCAACACCAGTCAAGATATCAATGAAGGTGCGAGTGTCACGGATCTTCCACGAATTGTACGGAACCTCTTCATCAATATCTCGATAGAGGTCCTCGATCTTCGGGAAGTCGAAATAATTCCCTCGGCACCATACATACGACTTCTTTGGATTGTAATTCGTCCTTTGAATGAAATTTGTCAGGAATCCGAGGCCTTGTTCCAAGGAGACGTCATTCTTCGAAGGGAGGATTGAGTTCTCTCTTGCCTCTTTCGACTGCTGCTTCCACCAATCCATCGTGCTTTGACAGACTGAGCGCTTGTATTTCTGGAGTTGCTCCTTCACGTCAAACTTGACGTAGAAGCCTCGAAGTACCAACTGGTCATATTCCATCGGATCTTCGAACGTGAAAGGCACGCAGGCCAACGTGGTCACAACAGTGTTCTCTCGGAGACCGAGAGTTTCAATATCAAAGCAGAGGTGGGTGAGGCTCATCATTCATTCTCCATTTGTTTAGAGTATCATTATAAGAAAGGCTGTGGGTTTTGTCAACCCCGATTGGTCAAGAGGTTCAAGAAATCGTTCAATTCTGGCTGACCCATAAACTCAGTGGTGTAGCGAACTGCGAACGTCTGTGACTCAGTTCCTGGGTGACGAATGTAGACGACGGGACCCAAACCAGATGGCTCCATGGTGACATGGTCGCCGAACTTCGACGCGTCGAATTCTTCGAACGGCACACGTTCAGTTTCAGAGACGGGGATTGTGCCATCAATGAAGGTGTAGGAGGTGACGTTTCCGCTTCCAACCAGGTCTTCTCGCAGGTATTCTTTGAATGAATGAATAGGCACGGCTGTACTCTCATTGATGTTGAATGAAGCCTTGATCTTCTGCATGTCGTTCTTGCTGATGATCTTGATTTTGTAAGCCTTGTAGATACGCAGCTGGTTGTTTGGTTCGAAGACACACCACTCAGGTGAACGGATGCCGTCTCCACCCAAACCAGCTGCACGGTAGTTGGCTGGCTGTTGACCCAGAGCGGCCTTCATCTGGAAGATGTAACCTTCGGTGCCAACACCTCGCGTATAGCCACCGTCAGATACATACTGCGACACCTTGTCCAGCACATTTGAAAAGTAAATTCCGTCACCGAGCATGCGACCCACACACGAGGCGTCTGTTGATTTGATAACGCTGAACCCATAACGCAGAATGAAGCTGGCGGCAATGGAGCCCGTCCCATGGAACGCTGGATCCATAATCTGTGTACCAGGATGTTCAGTGACCCAGTTGTCGAATCCATTCTGAATTGGCAGATCCACGTCGAACTCTTCCATGAATTGGACAGAGATGTCACCGTGACGATACTTGTTGTAGACGTCGAATTCAGCAGAGCGTCGGTACATCTCTTGGTCTGATCGATCAACCTTCTTGGCAGCCAGTGGGCTGAACTTGCCCTTGAAATCCTGGACAGTCTTGATCATGTCGCCGATGTTCTTCACCGAACGCACGCTTGCCCCACCTGGAAGTTCGATATTGTTGTACTTCAAGATGACAGGCAGGCGCGAAGGCTCAATCTTAATGAATGGACGGATCGGGGCCTGCATCATTTCGTCATCGATTTGACGCAGCAGAGAGTACTTGGTGAAGTAGTCCACCACATACTTCTTGGTCTCGCCGGTCATTTCATCGAAGATCTTTTCCGCGTCTGATTTGCGGTTGGCCTCGTAGAATCGAGCGATGATGGTACAGATGTTCTCGTTGACTGCGTCGCGCGAAACCTTTTCGAAGATGGCCTTGTTGGTCTCGCCTTCCTTGTTCAGGACATTGATCATTCGGCGCAGTGAGGCGGTGCTGATGTCTGGATGCTCGTCGGCGATGGTCTTCACGAAATTGACCAAACCAACCAACTGGCTGCTGCCTTGCTGAGTGACCTTGAGCAGCTTGGTCAGATCCACGGTGCCTTCCAGGAGATTGTTGATCTCCCCTGTCGTGTAGGATTCCGCAAGGAACGGAAGCATCTCTGGTCCGCCTGGCTTGGTCTTTGCCCGATCTCGGATCTGGTCATCATAGATTTTGACCAGCCACGGGCAATCTTGGACAAACCTTCGATCGCCCATGGTCCAGCCCCAGCCTGTGTTGTCTGTATTGAATGATGCCTTGAACAGCTCAAGCAGCCAGTCGGGGGTGTCCTTTTCGTTCAGGTCCTGGATCAGGTACTTGCCTCCCTTCATCAAATCATGAGGAGTGATGGTAGTTGTCTTTATTGACTGGAAGTAATTGTAGGCACGTTCACGAAGGCTTGGATATTTCGCCATCAGATGACGTCCGTACTTTCGATTCCCGTAGTCATATCTCCGTATGTCATAGCAGTCGTTGATAAGCTGAGGATCCTTGAGGTCAAACTTTTCAGCATCATCAACACCCAGGATGCGGACAACCATTTCCATGAAGATTGGATTCAGGATCACTCTATCCTGGTGGTCCAATATCAAGTCAACCAGATTTTCGAAGGTAGTCTGATCCAAGAGCTTTCGACGCCATCCGCCCGAATTCTGATCAGCGATCGCCTTTGGCATGTTGCGAAGAGCATTGGATCCTGGCTTCTTCAGCAGATCCAGCAGAGCCTTCTGCACCGGATCATCTTCACCTGACAAGTAGAGAGCGTAAGCCATGACTGATGCTGCGAGTCCATCCGTGTTCTTTTCGAAAGCCAGAAGGATTTCAAGTCCAGCATGGGTCTCGACGGTCTTGGCATTCTTGAAACCGCCATAGAGTGCACCTTCAACACTGGTCAGCCAATTCATCGGGGAGACGCCTAATTCGAACATCAGCTTACCGATGGCCTTGAACTCAGCATCTGTCAGGCTCGTGAGAGGAATACGCGCCCGTCCAAGTTCTTTGATGAACTGGCTCATATGGGCGCCGGCGGCGATGGCACTCTTAAAGGCTTCAAGCAGAAGAGTCTCTCGATCTGCACTCAGATCCACGATAGAGACCTCTGAATTGATTTTTAAACCATTCGCCTTGATTACAGAATCTCCTTCCTTGATCAAACGGAAGAATGTCTGAGCATCTTGACTCAGCTTAGAAATCTGTTCATCAGTGATGGCGAAAATAGTCTTTGTAGACTCAACCGTGATGGCTGACTGATCCAAACCGAGAGCTTGTGCGATGCGCTCTTTGACCTTTACAGAACCCCAGCCTGTAGCTAGGTGGCTATACACAGATGCAGTCAGCTTGGTGAAGACTGGAGACGACATGAACATAGTCTGTGGAGTCGCTACATCTTCACGCAATAAAGCAGCGGCATTGTGGTATGCACCCTTGGCCCCACTCCGGATCTTCATCACCAGCAAAGTGTATTGCTCCATGATGTCAGAGAAACCCTTGATACCATGGCGGGACACAAAATTGAAGGCATTGTTTCCGATTTCGGTGAACGCCTTCTTCACAGTCGGTTCATCCAGAACACGAGCGTAGTGCTTCACCTCGTCAGGGAGATCAACGCCTGACATGACTGTGATGAAGGCACCAGGGTCATTCAGGTGCTTTGATCCCTCAACCATGGCTCCACGCAGAGCATACATAACAACGTCGCTGACGTAGTTTGACGGAGTAGAACCAAGATGGTTTGAAGTCAGCGACTTGGCTGCCTTTATCAACGAATGGTCCTTGATATGCTTGACGGTGCCAAACGTCTGAGTATTGTCTCGCATCCAACGCGAGAACTCGGCGTATGGGAAGTTCGTGCGAGTGACTGCATTCTTCTTCAGAACGACGTCGAGCGCAGACTTGTCATGCGCCTTGAGGACTTCAGCGAACAAAGCAGGGCCAGTCAGAACAGGTGGCGCATTGATGATGACAGCTGGAGCCTTGGACGCAGGGATTGCAGCCGCTGGAGGTGCTCCTGAGATAGCAGGACCAGGAGGCGTTGTCGATGTTGCAGGCGGCGTGGTGGAATGTGGTATAGCCTGAGGTGCGGTCGCGGTCGCGGCAGCTGGAGCGGATCCAGTCGCGCCCATCTTAATGAAAAAGTCGTTGTATTGGCCTTTTTTCACGAGTTCGCGATATTCGTTCGTAATATCTTTGAACTCAGGCAGTCTGGCCAAATGGAAAAGCTGCTTCGAGAGTTCCGGCAATCCTATAGTGCCAGAAAGAAACTGATTCAACGATGTCCAGACTCGAGCGTCAGGACGATGGCTTTGGACGCGCATGCGTGTCAAGATATCGAGAACCTTCGCGTCATCGATATCTGCACCTTTGACCTTCTTCGTCTTGATGAGGAACAGAAATTTCGTGATCTCCATCGCGACGGCGGGTGGTATAATTCCCGCGTCGTGTCCGAGTTTAATGACCAGACTTACGTCGTGATTCGTATCTGCGATAGAATGAATCTGCAACTTCCCTTCTGTGGTCTCATACGTTTTCATGTAACCGCGTTTGTCGCTGAGCTTATAAAGTCCCAAGAATCCAACGAAGTTGAAGATGATAGCACTCATCAACTTCTGTTTGTCTTTCAGTAGGGTGTCACGCTCAGCTTGGCTGGTGTAGAGGCTGTTTTCCAGAAGTGTTTCAGTCGTCATCTTGATTCCTGTCGGCTCTTATTCTTCGTGAACCAGACGCTCCTGATCTTCGCGGCTGGCTTGGCTCGGGTTGAAGTGGATCTTGGTGATGCGCCAATCAGATCCATCTGCAGATGCCAGCGTGTGGGCGAGCACCTCAGCCTGGTCGAATGTCTCTGCATAGAAGACCTGGGTGTCAGGCTCGAACGTCAGTTTGATGATGGCGTAGTTGCTCTTGCCAGACTCATCGGCAGCGAATGCCTGGAGTGCTAGACGAACCTGTTCTGCCATGATCGGACTTTCGAAATTGCCCACCACACGTGACGACTTCTCTGTCGAGGTTTCACCACCCGCAAACTGGAGCGTGGATTCGGTGAACTCGGTGACCAGATAACGCTTCTTCTCGATGACCTTGTAGACGGTGGTTTTGCTAATCAGTTCCATGTTATGCTCCTCGAGCCCTCAGGCTCATTGGTTACGTAAGAGAGTCCGCAGACTCAAATGAAAATGGGGACCGGTTTGACGGGTCCCCACTTATTTACCTCGAAGTCTCAAGGTTCACGCTTTTCTGTGAACCAGGCGAGGATCAATCTGCAAGAAGTTTCGCATAGGCCGCCATTTCGTCATCTTCATCGTCTTCATCGTCAACAGGCTTCGGCTTCTGCGCAGCAGGCTTGCTTGATTCTGCTGGCTTGGAATCCTGAACCGGCATCTCATCCTCTTCGCGTCTCCCGGCTGCTTGATTTGCATTCACTGCGGCATTGCCAACGACTGCGTTGAACCGTGCAGCCAGCTGAGCATATGGCTTGAACTTGTCGGGTGCGATTTCTGGAAGCAATTTGTGCTGGGCATTCCAGAGCTTTTCGAGTGCTGCCTCGTCGCCGTCGAAAAGAGCAGATGGGGCCTCGAACTCGCTCTTGTCGTAAGAACGCTGGCCATCCAACATGCGAGCCTTCAGCTTGAAGTTTGCACCTGTCCAGAAGTCGAACGGGTTGAAAGCAGTCTCATCTTCGAACTCAGGTTTCATAGCGCCTTCGATCTTCTGGAAGATACGAGGACCAAACTCCCAGAGGAAGACCTTTCCTTCCTGTTCAGGGTTCTTGGTGTTAGACACCACCAAGATGTTGGCGATGTACTTCAACTGGCGCTTGCGCTGGCGGGCAATGTCCTTATTGGACTCGATCCCTGAGTTCCAGAGCTCTGAATTGGATTCAGACACCGGATCAGTCTCGCCGATAGTTGTGCGAGAATTTTCGATGTACCACTTACCGGTACGACGATCTTTGAAACTATGCTTGTAGATCTTCACGAACGGGAATTCTTCGCCGTCAACCGCAGGGAGGAATCGAATTACTGAGAAACCATTTCCTGCAGCGTCAACCTCAAACTTCCAGTAACGCGGATCTTCTTGGAATCCGCCTTTCTTTTCGTCATCCAGCTTTTTGGTCAGCGACGAAAACGAACTCTTTGAACTCTTTTTCAGATTTGCAAATGACATTTACTTCTCCTATTGGCATTGCGGCTCGTGTGGCCTTGTTTGCGCTAGTTGGTCAAAGCGATGAATCATACACTTTCTGTCGATTTCAAGAAAGTATTTGTATTTAGAGAGCTGCAACGCCTCTCGTTTCCACAGTGGATCATCGGTGGGTTGTGATGTGAAATTGAAACCCTTGTCGATGATGGCGAGTGTTTCATCAGACACGCCGCCAAGTATTTCTCCACGTTTTGCAATGATAAGTGGTCTCGAACCTTTAGTCAAGAGCAGTTCTCGTACCAATATACTTCTCTCTCGCATGAAGTCGATTACATTCTCGATGTCAGACTCGAATGTATGCCTCATCGAGTTGATACGCTTCATGCGATTTCGATGAAAATCTTTGATTTCTTGTTCAAGTACCTCTCCAATCCAGATTGAAGAATTGACGAGAAAGCATGAAATCAAGTATTGACGTCGTTCCTCGCGGTCTTTGATCTCGTAAGTCAAGCGATCGAAGAAGGCAAAATCGTTTCTCTTTTCAAGTGCTCCCCGTGTGATCTTTGAGCCAATTGAAGGATTCCAGATAATCTCGCCGTTGAAATGCAGTTTCAACGTGACGTAATCCCTGAAGCAATTCAAGACTTCTTGATTCATAGGAGAGAGTTTGGTGCCCTCTGAACGCACTTTCTCACATGTCGACCAGAAATAGCAGCAAACTTGAGCTGCTCTATCGCAGCCGCATCGAGACCTTCAGCGAATTCGCTCGGGTCCATATCATGATCTTGGCAGTATTGGGTAGCAGCCTCAAACATGTTGACAGAGTCTCGCTCACTGATGTGCATTATCGCTTCAAGGATTTTCTCACTATATGTCATATGTCTCCACGTCACTCTGTTTTGAAAAATCGATGTCCACCCACCCGGGCAATGAAAATTCTCTTTGGATTCTTGAACCCTCCGACAGAGAAGAAGGTTGCTTCCTTCAGTTCCTCAGGGACGAAGGGTACACCAAGAATATACTTCAAGATGTATTCCTGAGATTCATCTTCCATCGCCATCCAAGTCTCGCGCTCATAACGAGGTTTCACATGATTTTCATCATACCATTCGAACTGACCTGGCTGCCGAACGACTTCGCATATGGTGTCTCTCCACCTTTTGAGGTCAGACGCTCTGTTTAGAACAACCATTGCGACAGCTGCTCTGCCCTCACGCGGTTCGCCGCGAGCTTCATGATACAACGTTTCAGCCAGGCACTCAACTTGAGATTGGTTGATTGTCAACGGAGCTCGGTCCAGTGGCGGTGAAATTGTTGTGATACTCAGAAACACGTTTAAGAGCATTGCGAACATGGTCTTTCGTCCTCTCGATGAAGATCTGGGGGGCTGTATTGCTTCGATCTGCAATCAGCAACCCAATCTGTTTGACTTCGATCCCAAGGAGTTCATACAACATGATACAATAGAGTGTACATTGGAGGAAGTAGTCCTCGACATACTTCCGTTGTTTGGTGGTTCTGGTGTTCTTCACATCAATCAGGGTCAGCACGCCATCGTAGAATCCGATAATGTCAAGGTATCCCATGACTCTCAGTTTATCCGACCAAACCTTCAGCTGGAGTGCGATTGGATCCACTTTCAAGAGTGGCGCCTTCAGCTGACGATATAGGTCGTAACCTGGTTCATCCTTGTAGTCTTCTTGCACAAATGATTCGTCGAACGACGACATGACCAGCCGATCGAGACTGGTGCCGATGGAATGCGATTCACGAAGGATCCGCTCGGCTTCCTCTTCTCCGACTCTCTTTCTCCACTCCAAGAGTCCAGATTCGTCCTTCGTGTCTGACAATACCCGAGTTACTCCAGGGTACTTGTTTTGGGGTTGGCGCCCAGAGTCGATGAAATCGTGGATGCTCTGGACCACGATCAATTTATCGTCATTCATTAGAAAAGACCATAGCCGCCGATCTCAATACTAGCGGCGTCGCCCACGATGAAATTTGCCATGTTGTCTACCGGTCTCTGATAGTTGATCCAGGATTTGCCTTCTTCACCGCGCTCAGCCAATTCCGGAAGTCTTCTGGCGCCTTCCTTCGTCCAAGAGCTTCTGGTGACATGAAGGCATAGCACCCACCAACGGTTCGCTGAATGGATAAATCCCCGCACTCTGGACAATTCTCCGAGAGCGGGTCATCCATATCAGCGATCTTGAGAAGCCGATCGAAGGAGTGTTTACAAGTCTTACACTGGAAGATGTAAGTTGGCATCAGAATGCTCCGTTGGACAGCAACCGAGTCAATCGGTTCCTGACATAGTAATCGAATACCTTTCCCTTGACAGCCACGGCTTCACTGTAGGCATTGACAATCTTCGACATGAGCTCTTCTGGGATCAAACGCAAGTCGATCAATTTCTGATTGCGTTTGAAATTGGAAAGAACTTCGAACGTTTTGCAGAATTTCTCTGGCTGAGCGAGTCCGAACTTCGAACATTCAGCCAACCAAGAGACGCGAACTGGCTTCTGTCGTTTTTCCGGATCCATCAGCGTGTCATCTGGTGAAAGAATGTTTGGAACGCCGTCGTCTGTGTCACCTTTGATGATATGCTCAAGCAGGTCATACTTCGCATTCTTTGGCGTCAAGAATTTCGAATGGAAAATACTCCACTGCTTGATTCGAGGGCAGATGTGTTGTTGAACCTGAATAAAGTCCTTGTCAGATGACAAGATGCAGATATCTCGCTGAGTTCCATAGACCATACACAGTGTGGCGATAATGTCGTCAGCTTCTGCGCCTTCGACTTCAAGACACTTGACTGGGAAGTTTTCCCTCAACTCTCGCTTGAACTCGTCATACAATGGAAAGAAATTATCCCAATCGAACGAATCCTTTTCGCGTTGATCCTTGCGCTTTCCTTTGTAATAAGGGAAAATCCCTCGACGCCAATATTTCATGCCGTCGAAGCACATGAGGATCTCGTCATAGTGCTTCAATTTGTTCTTGTGTTGCACTAACCTATCGAGAATCAGATTTCGGACGAGAGTCAAATCCATCGTCGATCCAGTCCTCGAGTGGTATTCCAAGATGGTGCTGAATACCAGGTTGGAAGCATCGATCAGAAGGAGACCGCTCATTCCAACACCACCTTGTGATTCTTCTGCTCATAGAGAGCATAATCCAGTTCGTCCCAATCTTCAACAAGCTCAGGGTGAGAGAGCGCCTGATCCAACTGGCGCTCTGCCCGACGTTCACTAGCCGACTTGAAGGTCTGTACTCTCTTAGGAAGGACTGCTGACCCTTTTTGACTCTTCATCTTTAACACTCTCCAGCGCAATGATCCATGATTTAACGAAACCTGACCGCACAATGTCATCAATTCCGAACTCGATGATTGTAATGCAGTTTTTCATTTTTGTCAAGACTTTGTGAAGCAATCGATATCCGCTTTCTGCTTTTGATAGATCCGCTTGACGTTGATCTCCACACAGAATGATTCGACAGTTCTTTCCGACTCGTGTCATCAGCGTGTTGATCTCACCCTCGGACATATTCTGGCATTCGTCGATGATTAGAATGCAATCGTTGAACGTAGTCCCTCGAAGAAATGAAGTTGATTCAAATGAAACGAGATTTCTGACTTTCAATATCTCCCAGGCGTCGCCTCGGTCGAATATCTCTCTGAACATGGATTGATAGGCCTTCTCGAAGACCTCCATTTTCTCACGTTCCGTCCCTGGAAGAAAACCTATGTCTCTAGTTGGAACAGACGACCTGAAAATGTGGATTCTTTCCTTTTCACCTCGACGTATTTCATCAGCGGCGAGAGAGCACGCGAGGAAGGTCTTTCCTGTTCCTGCATATCCACAAAGTAAGAGGTTCTTTCCACTCGAATATTCTTTGATGGCCTCTGCTTGACCCTCCGTCATTGGTGCGATCTCGCACATCTCAATATTCAAAGGGTTTTGTTTGGTTCGAACTCTTTTGATTTTCGACATGCCTTCCCTATTTGATTGGTGGTTTGAATTTCGAAAGTTCTAACTGAGCTTTCAAACCACTGCATGTCCTAGATTTTAAGTAGGCTTCAAGATTTTCCACTGACCATCCGGATTCGATTGCTGAGTTTGCGTCATTCCACTGAAAATGCTTATCGTAAATCACAACCGAATATCCGTTCACAATTGCCCTCTTCAATTGTGTGTAGACTTGCCAGTTTGTTTCATAGTCTCGGTCAAATACGAAGACGAAATCAGACTTCGAGTGGGACTCGAAGTATTTAGCCTCAGGGAGCATGGAGCTCATACCAGCTGTGGCGACTGAGTTTGGCACAAACATGGCGTCGAAAGGCCCCTCAAAAATCCAGAGTCTTTTCGTCCAGTCGACGTTATTCAGCCCCCATATTTTCTTCATTCCCTCTTCAACTTCGAGGGTCAGATACCTGAACTTCCCAGAGAGAGCTCGACATTGAATGAAAGTGAGAATTCCGTCAGAGTCAAAGAACGGAATGACAATCGCTGCAATTTTCCCTTCGACGAGGCGTTCGTGGTATCTTGGTATCGATTTGTTGATGATATTGATGTCATCAACATACCACAATTCACGCTGCGCAACGAGAGGAATCTTTCTCTTTTCAATAAACAATCGAGCCTCGTGGTCAATTGGAAGATCCAAGAGACGAATGCAACGCGAGAGGATTCGATTTGTTGACTTCAATTTTGTCTCAGTCTTGAAAGATTCATGACAGACAGATTTGTTTTTTCCGAGGTTCGTCCTCTTGGTTGGCTCGACGAATTTTTCGAACCTATATTCAGCAGCCAAACTCGGTGCGATCAACTTCAAAAAATCACCGAAGTTGAGTGGTTTCCCGCAATTGTGACATTTGAAAGCGACCGAGTCACCAACAGGGTACAGATATCCCCTCTTTTTGATAGTGTTTTTCTTTGAATCGCCGCAGAAAGGACACCTAAATCTGAAGACGTCATTTCCAGCGTCTTTGAACCCCGGTAAATATCCAGAGACGAGACGAACATACTTGTGATCGATGTAATGCATGATTATAGTATAGACGGTCTCGCTATCAAAGTCAATAACGGAGAAAGATTATGGAACACAAACAGACTCGCACACATCGCCATCCTCAGACTGGTGAATTGCTGACGACTTCGAAAGGAAGAGGAATCCACCCGTCTCCACTCGATGGCGAGATCATCCTCCCTCCAAAGGACGAGACTGTCATTGCAGAAGTTGATAATCCAAAGGACGAGACTGTCATTGCAGAAGTTGATAATCCAAAAGAAACTGAGGCGAAGAAAGCCACCGAGAAGAAAACCGCCGCCAAGAAAACCACCGCGAAGAAAACAGACGCAAAAAAATCTTGAGGTTTTTCGATGGTGATGAACATTGACGAGATGGAGACAATCCGTTCTTTTGCAAAAGACGGATATGGATCTGGAGTTTTCAATCAAAGTGCTTTCAGTCGTGATTTCAACAACATTCTCACGACGAAGAAAATGATAAGCCGGTTCCTGAAAACCGGCGCTCTGAACGAGAGGTTACTCTTGAACAACGTTGTCTTGTCTCTGAACGCCTTCGGGCCCAAGAAGACGAACTTGCTTTTCAGAATGGTCTGTGATGATGTTCAGTTCAGTGTTGCAAAGGCTGTCTTGATGTTCCTTCGACAATATGACTTCAGTGTTGGCGACGATGTCTTTCCTAATCGAATCATCGTCGACGTTTTCAAGCACCTCTCAGTTCGATATAACCTTGACCATCTATGACAGGAGTTCAGATGTTCACACCAGCAAGAATCGCATACATCGCTCTCTCAATATTCATCGCCTTCTCAGCAGGCGCGCTTGGTTCATGGTATTTGACTGACAATTATGTGACAGCCAAGTATGAGGCTGTTATCGCCAAAGCGGATAAAGAGGCTAGTGTCGCATTGGCTCAAGCGACGCTTGATAAGAATGCAGCAGAGAACAAACTCAACGAGGTTCGAAATGAAATTGACAAAGAATACAAAGACCGTATCGAGAAGAATGCTCGCACCATTGCTTCTCTGCGTGCTGCTAATGTCAGGCTGCAAGACCCTGGTGCCGAAAGTGGTGGAGACTCCTGTCCCGCAGATTCCGCAAGTCCCGATGGCAATACAGGAACCGTTGCCTCCACAGGGTTACTTTCTAACGAAGCTTCTGGGTTTCTTTTCGATTACGCCAACGAAGCCGACGACACCCTAGAAAAATTGCGAGCTTGTAAGGCTTGGTCTGACTCTGTCCGAGCGGTTCTTACGGAGTGGGAAAAGACACCCGGTCAAGAAATAGCCATCGATTTTGACATGTGATTGTCGGTCAATCGTCGAATCGAGGCGTCGCTGTTTCTCGTCACCAGTGGAGCCTTCAAACCAGCGCCGCCGACTGCTGGTACTGAAGAACTAGTTGACCCACCAGGGGCCACAATGACAGTCGGAGCAGCCTGTACATTCGACGCTTGAGCGAGCTCTGCTTTCGACTCAAGCATGGCGTCTGCATATCGAGTTCCGTCTTGTTGCAAAGACTTCGAACGGTCGTTCCACTCACCGGCTGTGATCTGATTCAAAGCCTCATTGGTGTCAACACCATATAATTTGGTGCCCTTTGCATTTTTCTTTTGCAAGTATTCCTCAGCCGGCATCAAACTCACACCCTTTCCGCTTGAGCTCTGCGAAATCATCATTTTGCCGGTTGTCGGATCTTTGACGACTTGTGTGATATGATCGACACCTCGAGCTCGCCCTGCATCCCAACCCTTCTCCCCGTTGTCCTCGCCGATAATCATCCCCTCTTTTAAGGAGTCCGCTGTCAATTCATTGTTGGAGAGAACCTTTCCGGTGACTTTAGCGATGTTATCGACGATGCCAGCAGCGCCGCCCTCAAAGAGCTTTTCAGCTTTCTTTGAGCCAGCCATCTCTTCACCTCGTTCACTGATGTCTGAAATCAATCCGCGATTGATTTGAGCGACCCAGCCCGAGCAGTCAATCTTCCCGGATCTTGTGTCTTTTGATCCGAACCCATATTTGACACCCTGGTCGATCGCGGCTTGCGTTTGCATCAAAAGACTTGAAGAGTCCATCTCCGGCGAAATACTGCCTGCTGAGGGGCCAAGGATAGAGTCGATCCCCTGACGAAATGTGTTTCGGTTCGAAATACCGGCATCGCGATATGCAGGGTCGTCGATTCGCCATTTTATGTAATCGCGCCCAAGCCGATCATGCGCCTCATCTTGGTCAAAGTTTTCTGATGAGAGCATTTGCACAAGGTCTTTGGTCTTTCCTTGTGACATCTCCTTTCTGATGAACGCCATCTGCGCATCAAGATTGACTTGCCCTCGAGTCATGTTCCCGCTCTCGTCAAGAGCACCTGGAACGCCCGAGAGATATTTCATCAGAGCATCTTTTCGATTCTGTTGGAAGCTAATTAGACCAGCATTCGTTTGATTGTTGCTAGCGTCAGTGTGTGTCCCAAACATCACATCTGGGTTGAGACTGTTCTCGCGCCCAATTTCGCTCACAAGAACTCGAGCTCCCGCGTCACTAAACCCATTGCGCCGAGCGGATTCATAGATAGAGAAAGCCATATCTTTTTGATCAGAGGTGAGTTTAGAATCACCGCGATTCCTCGTGAAGTTCGCTTTACCGGCTGACGACTCCGCTCCGGAATTCACGTCGGAGAAGTCATCGTTTGATGTTTTGACAGTTCTCAGTGAAGGGTCGAGGTTGAAATTCTTGCGAAGGCTGTCATTAGCCTGTCTGACGAATACACCTTGTTTTTCATCTGACATCAATGCATACATCGACGCAAGCGTGGCACTCAAACGCTCGAAAGGTGTAGCCTCAGGGGACTTCGCCGCAGCTTCCTGCATTGAAGTCGAAACTCCACTCTCGACACTGCTGAAATCACCTGCAGCAGCGTCGACAGGTGCCACTTCGGCGTCGTAATCTCTTTTCGCGAGAGCCAAGTCAATTCCAACTGATGCGGCAGTACCAATCCCAGGGATTGTGCTAGCGGCGCCGGAAGCCACTTCCATTCCAGCACCAGCCCAGTCACCTTTTGCGGCACGATAGGCCGCGAAGCCTAAACCCGCGAGGAGGCCGACGATTGGTATCTTCTTGAGGATGCTCTTCCCTATCGCCTTTCCAGCGAGTCCGCCGAGAGACTTTCCAGCGACGCCAACACCCGCTTTGACTGCAACATTTTTGGCCGCTGATTCAGCTGCCTCAGCACCCAAGGCGGTTGCTGCAGTCCCAACGCCTGCAGCGAGAAGAGCGCGAGGCACGATGGACTTGCCAGCAGAAGCGGCAGTTTTTGCGATTCCGGATCCAGCAGTTGCGACTTTAGACAATCCAGGGACTACGCCTCCAACTAGACGACCTGCGCCGGACACAAGACCCTTCGCACCAGAGAGCGCCTTGCCAAGCACCCCCTTACCAGACTTCAAGAGTGAAGGCATGAAGAGTGCACCAGTCAGCAACGTGCTAAGAAAGCCGCCGCCGGAACCTGACTCACCCGTCTGTCCACCTGAGCTTCTCTGTCCGCCAAGGAGACCTTTGATATTGGAAATGTCGTCAGCTATCTGCTGAAGGACGCTGGTTCGATTTTTCTCGAGGACGGCGATCCCGGCTTGGTGTGCCTTCTCTTGTCGCCTGGCGTTTTCTTCACCAGCTTCCTTCGCATCTTCAGATCGTTGTCTTGTTCGTTCAGCAGCATCTTGCTTTTGGTCGCGTTTATCGTTCTCGCGCTCACGCTTTGAATCAGATTTTTTGACATCACTGTCAGACTCACGCTGGGCGTCTTCTCTTTTCTTCAGGCGCCGTGTGTCAAATGATCCAAATGCTGAATCAAGAAGAGGAATTCGGTTGCCGCCAGCCATATTGAAGAGGGCCCGAGGACCTTTCTCAATAGCGGCAGTCCGCAGAGCTCCAAGAGCTTCAGAGCGAGCCAACACACTGCCAGCCCGAGCGGCGGCTCCGCCGCCAGAGAGCAACGCGCCGCCCACACGAGAGGCCACAGCGGCTCTTCCTGCACCAAGAAGTGCACTAGCGATCAGGGGCAATGGCACATCTCACCTCTTCTGTCTAAGTTTCTTTTTCTGCTCAAGGTGTTCAAGCACGAAGAGCGTTTGTAATTCAAACTCAAAGGGAAACATGTCATTTATATCAGTCATCGAGTACCCGTGCTCCTCGATCATCATGAAAGTGGTTCGGAGTTTGTCGAGAAGCTCGCCCTCCGAGAAGATTACGCGAAAAAATCCTCAAGGCCTTTCAAACCAACAACCTCCTTCTTGCCGCATTTAGGGCAAGTCACAGGGAGTTCGAGGCCCAAGTAAGGAAGTTCCTTGAAGAATTCACTGATCTTCTCCATCACTGACCCATCAAGTCCGTTCAGCCACTCGATCAACTCTGAAGAAGTGAAGTCGATTCCTGGGACTTGGACTGTCTCGCCTTCATAGATTGAGTCGATACAGCTGAAAATGAAGTGATCGGTGATATCAACTATCGCGTCGTCGAGTTTGATTTTTTTGAAGTCTTCGAAATTAGGGACTCTCAATTTGATGCCGACATTTTCGTTGATCTTGACGACCTGCTTCTCCTTGTAAGCCTTCGGATAGACTATTTTAGCCTTCTCAAGGTCCACTTTCAATTTGAAAGATCCGCCGCAAGTCTTGACAGAGTTGTCTTCTTGGAGGACTGGATTGTTGCAAGTGTAATTTGCAATCTGCCCTGCGCCTGTTGACTTAGCGTGGATCAAAAGGTAAAGGAAGTCGACAACATGAACAGGGACCTCGTTCAGATTGATCTTGTTGAAGGTACAAGCTGTTACCAAGTCTAGGATTACGTTCACTAGACTGGCTTCGTCCTTCATCTCGATTGCTTGTAGCAAGAGCTTATGCTCTTTGACAGTGAAGGGGCGATATTTGAGAGTTTGATTCAACTCATCGATCTTCACATCATATTTCAAAGTTTCAACTTTTGGAAGGCTCACGGCATTTCCTCATCTTTTCTGTTTGAATTTCGTCGTCGAAAGTTTTTTCGGGTCAGTGTGGTACCAGGCCTTCTTCATAGGATCCCAACGCATTCCCTCTGATTTCGCCTTGTCTCTGTCAGCGAATTTCACATCCATGTAGACTCGTGACATGTCGCGCTCATAATCCTTATTGAGCTGATTCCTTCCTTTTGAATCGACTTTGTAATGGCTGACACGATTCCCGAAGGGATTGACGTCTGATTCATCTGTTCCGCCTCCGACCCAACCAAGATCCGGGTCCCATTTTCTCGATTCGTCGATTTTTCGATTTTCTGTATATGGCTTATCCTTGAGGAAGGCAAGAGCTTCGTCGATATCCATCTCGAGCTGAAAGACATCGATATTCTTGTCGCCGGGCTGTCGAGCGACAGCAAGCCATCGGTGATGGCCATCCAGAACGAATCCGTCTTTCGTCGTCACGATGGGTTTGAGGGTCGCCGACTCGCCAGAGTCATACAGATTCTGCAAATGCTCAACTTTCTTCTCGTTGAAGTTTGACTGCGTTGGGAACAAGTCTTTCGCTACAGACTCTCCCTCAGAGAAACCTTTCCCAGAGCTCTTCAAGTCGTCAAGAAAGGCCGCGTGATCCACAATTTGAGGCATCTGATGGCGTTTCTTTCCGAGGCTTTGGTCTTGGTTAGGGATTTCAGCCTCGGAGAGAAATTCGTTGAAGGTTTTTAGGCTCACGAATCTTTACCTTCGTCATCATCCTCATCATCATCATCCTCTTCGTCCTTCTTCTTCAGAGGCATATCCTTGCCAGCGACGCCGTCAGTGGTATTGGCATCAGCTTCTTCATTCAAACCCTCGAGAAATTCCTGAAACGATTTAGTGTTGATGTTGTGCATATCACTCTCCTGTAACAAAGTTTTAAGTTTTGAGAACTCGCTCCAGATCGCCCTCGGCGTGTTCTTCTGGAATTCTTTCTCGTCACCAGAACGAATGGCCTCTCGAACGGTTGTTGCCGAGGTCACTCTTTCAGTCTCCTTGAACGTGACGTGGATCTGTTTGTCTTCATCCAAGGTCTTATTGGCGCGTTCGATCTGAGCCTTATAACCCGCGATTCGATCCGCTCCAGCATAGACCACCGATGGCTCCAGACTCTCGTTCTGTTGCCGGAGATGGTCAACAATCTCTGGAATGTATCCAGAGGAAGCTGCTATCACCTTCGCTTTCGGAGCAACCTTCTTCAGGAGGTCGCGCTGGTATTCGAAGGTGAGTGGATTCTTTCCCTTGTCGGCGCTTGACTTCTCGCCCTTGACGATAGCCACGACTGGGTTCTTCATCTTGTTGATGATGGCAGCATGGCCATTGTGAATCGGCTGCATGCGGCCCAGGAAAAGCTCGCACGGGTGCTTCCCCTTCGGGTGCATGTCTGCTGCGTTGAATGCTTCTTCCAGGATCATTGCTTCTTCGCCTTGATTGCAGCTTTGAATTCAGGGGTGGTGATCTTGAACACCTTGCCATTCAGATGCAGCACGATGCCTTCAATCTCTGGGCCCAGCTTGAACTTGTCGACGATCTCCTGATGTTGCAAGAGATAAGCGGCGAGCTGATCCTTCACTGTATTTACAACCTGAAGAACATTCATCTTCAGAGGAGCATCGATGGCCTTGCGTGAATTGAGAACTCGGATTGCTTCAGCATCCAGTGAATCAATCGGGTCGATGAACCCAGTGATATCGATTGTGCCCATCTTCAGATTTGGGTCGATTACCTTGATCTGGTTGTTCGACTGTGCATGCAGAGCCTTGAGGATCTGCGCTTCATCAGGCGCTGGTTCTCCAGTGGATGCAACCATGACTGAATAGGGCAGGATGCTCATCAACGAGCCGAGCTTCGACTTGTCATACTTGACAGTCACGAAGGTGATTCCGGTGTCGTCTTCAGTTGCCAAAGGATTGTAGAAGACCTCACAGACGACCTTTCGGTCATCAGGAATGGCCTTCATGAACGCACCCTGCTTGAACACCTGAAGGAGATCATCATAATGAGCCGCACGCGCGACAATCTCTGGAGCAGAACCTTTAGAAATGGCGTGCCGGCTGAATGCACTGTCATCAAAGATCGGTCCCGTTCGAGATCCTTCAAAGAAGATTTTCCCTGATTGATCTTTCCCGAACCTCGCACCGAGACCATCAACTTTCATTACTGTTTTGATGTCATGTAGTTTCCCTTGCATGACACCCTTGACGTTGAGTATGAAGTCAACAAACTCTGCTGGTTTCATGTCCTGGAAGTGGATCATGTTCTGTCTACGAGAGTCGACTACACTCTCTTTGAGGTATCTTTTGAAGCTCATCATTTATAGTACGCCCCGATGAGCTTGCTCCACCGGTCAGTGTTCAATCCCAGACGATTCGCCAAGACTTTAGCCATCACCATCTTCTCTTGAAGATCTCTTTCATTGTCGTTGCGGTACATCGATTGTGCTTGGGGGCCCCAAAGTGTGTTTGCGAACCCGTCGGCGACTGCAACCTGTTGAGCTTTGTTGTAATTTGTCTTGATCAGTTCAAGAACACCAGTGAAACTCTGCATTTGGTCCTCTTCTTTCTTCGATGGAGGGTGACCAAAGAAGGCAGCGAAGATAGCACCCAAGTCGGTAACGAACCCCGTCTCAGCTGTTGAGAGTTCATGGTAAACTGGCTTCCCGTCCTTCATCAAATGAACGCCATCTTGCATGACGGGTTTGAGTTTCGGGCGAAGGCCTGATGTACTGAATGCGACTTCCGCGGATGTGACTATTTTCTCTTTTCCTCGGGCAGTCTTCGGTTGTATGATGACCTCTTTCAAGTCTTTCGCGTTCAAGGCTCTGAAAATGTACTTGTGAGCAACACCTTTGATGCCTTTCAGGAGATCTTCCCATGCACTCGAGTGACTGAATTTTGACCAGTCACTCGGACGCCCTGAGTCGTCATATGCCACCAACTCAAGGTCTATCTGGATGTTCATATCATATGTCTTGGACTTCCAGAGACTGATGATCTGATCCCCGGAGACCTTATAACCAAGCAGCTTCAGGTCTTTGAAGATTTTCCCTTGGTTTGTGTCAAGGAATTTTCGAATGAAATCTGCGTGCAGACCATTTACTTGTGTGTCAATGTCGCCCACACTGTTTTTGACACTAGCGAAAGTCGTGTCATCGATCTCTTTGACATTGAAAAAGTGGAATGCGGAACCTGAAAGAAACTCTCTCGAAGAGAATACACTTGCATTCCACAGAGGAAATCCCGTTTGCTTACGGAAGGATTTGTTGATAGCGTCCAACGAATCAGTAAGGATTTGAACGATCTCAGACCTAGAGATCTTATTCAAATCGATGCGTTGCGCCTCATCGTTTCCGAGAACGACGTTCCCGCCCATGAGAAGGTATTCACGAAAGTGTTTCATACAGAAGGTCTCGGTAGTTTCATTTATTTACCCAGACCTTCTGTTGTTCGGGCGAGTTGATTATGCGGCGATTACCGCTGCAGTGGCGGCAGAGGTCGCACTCGCTGCTCCACCGGCGTTCGTTCCAGTAACGGTGACAGTGATCGTTTCACCGATATCACCGACTTCAGGGACATAAGTCGACGACGTTGCACCAGAGATGTCAACGCCACCTTTCTTCCACTGGTACGTGAACGTGATTGTCGGCGAACCAGTCCAAGTCCCATTAACCGCTGTCAGAGTCTGTCCAACCTGGGCAGTCCCTGTAATCGTTGACAGCACGGTGTTCGACGGTGCTACCAACCCAGCAATGAAGGAGACGGTGTAATTGGCAGTCGACGTATCTTCAAAGGTAGCTGTGGCCTCGACAGTGTATATGCCGGCGCTTGAAAACGCATGTTTCTGGTGGAATCCACCGTCGTTGATGACTACACTATCACCGAAATCCCAATCTACTTGGGTTACGTCAGTCCGATTAGTATGAAATGCGAAGGACGCCACGAGACTATCCTTCGAATTCGATTGGAACATCACCAAACCGTCGATCTCACCCGCTGGATCGATGAACGAAAGTACGCCGCTGTTAGGATCATAGTAATCGACAGTACCCGTCAATCCTTTGTTCGCGGTGAGCTGCTCACCTGTCAATGGGTGTGCATAGCCGATTTCTGTCTTAACAGCATCTTGAAGGAAACGTGGCATGTCTGAGTTCTCCTGAATTCGTCAAAGTATTTAGTCAAATGAAACCAGACATGTTGAGTAGGGAAGCATCAGAGGATGCAAAGGGTCACCAGATTGAGAAAGTCCAAACACCCAGATTGGCTTGTTTGAATCCTTCAATCTTTTCATGAGGTTATCAAGGGCAGAATGGAGGTTTTTCGGTAGTTTGGTCCGACTCCCCCAGCAGGGTACCAAGATCTCCGCCTCTTTGATGATCTGGTCCAAGTATGCCGTATTCTCGGGGCCCATTGGATCATCCGCTGATCGCAAAGCATTGACATCAGTTGCTCGATATGCAAAGGCATTCCCTACCAGATATCGATTGAAACCAGCCTGAGATGCAAACCTGCGCCACTTCATGGTCGTCTGATCTTCTGCGGACGCATCCGCAGTCGACGGATTCACTCCGAAGAACGCAATGGTCCTGGACTCCTCAAACGAAGCCCAGGAACGCTCAAGCGTGTATCTGTAGGTCAGACAATCAGAGATGGTGGCGCTGTTCATCATTGCATTCCCAAGAATCGCTCTTTCAATTGTTGTCCGGTCATCGGCTTGACTTGTTCCGGTTGAGTGAGTTTGGGCTGAGAATCCTGGTCGACATCGTAGAAGCATTGCTTCTCCACGTCGACACCAGTGACGAAACGAGTCTTCACTGCTTTATTGGCATATCGAGACTTGAGCTGCTTCCACATGATCTGGCCCACCTCATCTAGTTCTTCAGTTCGGATGAGACCCCACATTCCGTCAGCTGTCATGGCGATACCTGTACTCTCGGCAATATCTTCCATACCAACTTCGCTCGCATTCATCCCACCTCGATTGAACTGAGCAGCCGACCAGATAACGACGTCTAGCTCCACCGCCAGAGCTCGCAATTCCTCAGCCACACTCTTGTAATAGTAGTAAGAGCCGACCTGTCCATACTTCATCCTTGACGACGCCGCGATTTGCAAGTAGTCGACCATAATGACATCTGGAGAGAATTTCTGCTTCAGCTTGAGTTCGTCGACGACGTGACGAATGTGAACAGAGGACGCCATCCCTGGTGGGAATTCCTTCACCTTCAACTTACCGTAGGATTTCTGCTTCAGAATCTCGATTCGATTCATGAAGCGTTCCTTGCCCAGGCTCGCGACGTCGTTGACTGGCACCTTCAACATATTGGCGTCAACACGCTGCATGATCATCTCCTCACGCATCTCCATTGAAATGTAGAGGACATTCTTGCCATCACGCATATATCCTGCAGCTAGGTCAATCAACCCAAGCGTTTTTCCAACGTTTACTCCTGCCACCAGGAGGTTCAATGTCTTTGGAGTGATGCCACCGCATGTAACTTCATTCAGGATATTGAGGTGGAATGGGATCTTGTTTTCGGGCGTCGCATAGAAATCGAAGCGCGTCTCAGCATCATCAAAGAAGTCGATGCCCACCTTGGAGTCAAAACAGACTGCGATTGCATTCTTCAACAGGTCAGGAATTGCATGGGGAGTGAGCTGCTTATCCTCCCCTTGATAGATCGCGATGGCCTGGTGGATTGCATTGTAGACTGCTTTATCCTGGCAGAATGATTCTGTAGTTGAAACTAACCAATCCTGATTAGACGAAGGCTCAATTTGAAACAATTCATTGGAAATGACCAGGGCGTCAGCTGTCTGCCCCTCATTCAACTTCTCGTCATTTCGAATGTTGACGGCAAGGTCTGTCTTTGATGGGACTGTTGAGTACTTCCCAATGTATTGTGTGATGAGTTCAAAGACTCGTCGCTCAATCAAGTCCTCAAAATATTCTTCTTTCAGGAATGGAATGACCTTTCGGGCATAAGATTCATTTTGAACCAGAGAGGATAGAATCAACCTCTCGTTCGTGATATCTTCACTCATTGAAACCTCATATGGTGGGCCCACTAGGACTTGAACCTAGAACCGACGGATTATGAGTCCGCTGCTCTAACCAATTGAGCTATAGGCCCTTATGTACCGACCCCGTTGCCCCAGAGCGTATTCTGCAGACGATGAGAGTATAGATACCCCACCTTCATGCAGGCTTGAGCAATCTGTGTCGATACCTCGTTTTGTTGTTCTGCGGTACAAGCCATTGGCATGATCCAAACAGGAGCGTCTCTTCGAATTCCTGCGGAGTGATAGATTTTCATCACCTCACCCACTTCGTCGATGTCCGCTTGATCTCGACAAACGAATTTGAAATACTGGTTTACCTGACCCGGGCAGGATGTAATCAACGATTGCTGCATCAACGCCACATTTGGTTTGATTGCATCATCACGAGTCTCCCCAGAACTTGAAATCTTGGGCGAATTGCTCCACGTCCAGATCCGCTGACTATCTTGCTTCAGCCATTTGTAGATGTTCTGAACGAATTCGTCTTTGAAAGGCACGGTGCAATTCGTCTCAACGAGAATGTGTCGACAATCCTTCAGCTTCGGGTTGAACAGAAATTCAGGCAATCGTTTCCACATCAAAGTGGGCTCCCCGCCTGTCAGTGAAAGTATAACAGGCAATCCTGTCTTGTAAACCAGGCCCTGCGGTAGATCGATGAACATCTGCTCAATGATTTCTTCAGCCGTTCGTTTCATCCAGATGTGAGAGAATTCAGGATTCACTGAATACTGTGAATCACACCCTTTGGATATGAGGGGAAGAGAACCCAACGAGTTATACTCCTTCGGGTTAAATCCAAGTTCAGCATACCCATTTGACGTTATGTTCGACTGCACGTTGTTGAACAGCGGGCATTTGAAATTACATCGAGCAAATCGAATGTAGTATGTTGGGTGAGCCGTGAATTGAGCTTCACCTTCCAGGCTGAAGAATTGTTCAGAGATTTCAAATGGTTTGCTCATCACGAACTCCGAGAATATCTTCCATTATAGCATCATTCGAAAAGAGAGTCAAGAGTGAATTCTTTCTTTCGATCAATGCGACAGGATTTGATGCCATGGCTGAAGGTTCTGATCCAGTGATTGTAGTCATTCATATCCTTGACTTCAGCGAGAAAGCCTATGCCAGATTGACGAGTCTCGTCGCATTCCATATCTTTTTTCAATCTGGCATAGAATCCAACATTCTGCCAAATACACATAAGTGTGATTGAGGCTCTGATTGCAACTTCAAACTCCGCGGGGCATTCCTTTACGGTGTTCGAAATGCTCATGTAATGAGCCTCAGTGTGTGCCATGAACCATTCTTTCGTCAGTCCGGGCGAATATCGCTCCAGGATTCCACCAAGGTCATCATAGAATGTTGAGAACATCCTCATCACTCGGACATGATTCTTGTTTGGCCGAGACCCATCACTATCGATGAAATTGCCCATCGCATAGCTCATCGAACTAGAAGAAGAGTCGAAACTAAGTTCCATATCTGCAGGGAGAAAGCCAGATCTCTTCAAGAAGATCGCAGGAAGCAGGCGCGAAGGCGAACCCACTCCAAGTAGATGGAGATGTTGTTTCGCATAATGGGGGCCGAAGTCATTGATGATCCGATGATATGCCGCCATCATGTCCGCGGACTCTAGTGGTCCGTTCCCCATGCATGTGTCCGCAGGTGCTACTCCCTGGATGCGATCAAAACCATGCTCACCGATGATATCAACACCTGTCTCGAACCACTGATACATCTCTTCCTGGGTGTTTCCTTGGAGAATGTAAAATGCCTTGGTGGCCGAACCCTCGAACGCGCGTGTCTGATTCAGGACATTTTTTGCAGTGTGCTCCGCGCAAGCCTTAAATCCTGAAGGGTCGAATAGTTTAGACTCGGTTTGTGATCGATGTTTTCCTGTCTCTTGATCCACACCCTCCTTGATACCCAGCGGGATTTCGTCAAAACAGAATCCAAAGTCTGCCGTCTTCTGAACTTTGTAGACCTCCTCCTTCAAGGCAGAGGTCAACTTCTTCCCAGTGGTGACAACCTGAAGACCACCAGAGTCGGCATAGATTTGATCAAAATCAAAGTTGCGCTGAGTCTTGAAATAAGCCCCGTGCCTGGACTCGGTGTATGCGTTGAACAAAAGTCCATTTTTCAACGTACGGTCGTGCATGATCTCGCGACATTTATCGCGAACCCATTGAAGTCCTTCAGTGATCGCGGAAGTCATCAGGGCATTTTTTTCAGGGCTCTCTTTCGAGAGTCGAGCTGGCATTATTCGCAAGTAGTTTGGCGCCGAATGGACGTACGTCAGGTTCAGACTCATCGTTTCACTGCCCCTGTACTTTATCAGCAAGATAGAAAGCCTTGCTCTGCTGTGAAAGCTCACCAGTGATATCGCCACGGTAGCGAACTGGGTTGATATCCAGACTCCCTCGGCGCGAATAAAGCAGCATAATTGAAAGGTCGTCAGTTGGTTTCAATTTTGACGCGATCTCGACGAAGAGTTTTTCAGCACAGAATTCGTGAAATTCATTCACTTCACGCAAACTCACCACCTGACGAAGAATCGATGTAGGATTGATAAGTGTGACGCCTTGTGACGAGATGGCAGCCAGCCCGGTGTCTTTCTGCTTTGTGTGTCTGCAACGAGAGCGCAAGGCATTGGTGTACCATTTTTGTGAAACTGGCAGACCAACATCCATCGCCTCAATGTGGTTCTTTTTCCCTTCATAGTCATCAAAGACCATGGATTCGAGTGTTTTTCGGCTGATACCTTCCGGACCAACCAGATTGACATAGTCTCGAATTGGATTGAAGTGTGTGGCGGCAATCCACGCGTCGGATGAATAGAACTTCACCTGAACTGGTGTCTGCAAAACATTCTCGAGATCTTTCTGCACTTGGGCTTCATAATTGCTGATCGCTGTCTCTTCTGTGCCGCCCATCTTGCACATGTCAAACGAATTCAAGTAAAGTTTGGCGGATTTGGATTCCACCATCAGATCAGATTCTGCCCCATAGACGAACTTGAGAGTCCCAGCAACGGGGAGTCCATTATCGAGAAGAAAGGTCGACTCGTGTGAAGTCCAGGCGTCAAAGCCTTTGAACTCGTCGCCATTGATTCCGTAACCCTCACGCGCAATTCGACGCGGCATCGGATTCAAGAGTGTTGGGTCGAATTTGTCAGTGTAGACAGCATAGGAGGTAGAATCGCCGAGCGACTTGCTGGCAATTTCGGTCATTTTATCGGTCATAAAATCCTCAGAGATCGTATGGATCGTTTTGGGTGGTGAAGTGGATGCCAGTGTCAATCAATTGATTATAGTGGAAATCGACCTTCCAGACAACCCCATGTGGGATAGACTTTGAATTATCGAATTTCACAGAAGAGAAGTTCATCTGGTCGTCATAAAAGAGCGGCGAGATAGCATTTCGAAAGACCAAGAGGTCACAGAAGCCATCAGCATAGAAACAGGCGAACGAGCCGTCGAGCTTTGACAGAAACGCGCCAAGCCGTTTGGGGTCGTCGCTCATCAGCTTTTCAGTCACCATACCAATGTGCATCAAGCGGGTATCCCAGGTGACATCAGGAATGCCGTAGGTCTGCTGAAGGTGCTTGATAGTGCTTTCCTTGATGATCCCGTTGTGCCAGAGATAACCATTTGGATGCATGGACGGGTGTGATTCCACATTCAATGGATCGGTTGGAGCTTGAATGTGAACCAACCTGAAGGCCCCTCTGGCGACCAGGTCTATTCTGTCAGGCCCGACGTCAGGGAATGTATTGATGTCACCGACGGTAAAATCAAGATCGCTGATATGGCACTCAGTAATGCTCATGCGGGTTTGCCCGCGCCTCGAATTCAGATCGAAGAGCTCTTTCAGCTTCTGGGTGTCACGAGACGCGAACAATCCACACATGATATTTCAACCCTTATAGTCGATTGGATCAGCCACGCCTAATTTCTTGAAAGCAGCCATTCTTTCTGAACAGGAAGGACACTTACCACATGAAAGAACTCTGTTTAGTTCTACTATTGGATTATAGCATGTGAGGGTAGTTTTGAACAAGTCCAGATTTCCATCCAGTTCCAAAACCGCCTGGATCTCTTCCTTCTTGTTCAGATCCACGAATGGTGCGATGATCTGAATCTGGATCTTTCTGTTCTCTGCCAGCACGTCGTTCAGCTTTCGCACGAACGTCGGCGTCGTGTCATGATATCCATAAGTGTCGTTGGACTGGAAGCCGCAGATGATGATTTCGAAGCCGTTCACTTCAGCTACAGCGGCAGCGATACTCATCATGATCATGTTGCGGTTGGCGACATAGGTCACCGGCGCAGGATCGCCCAAAACGTCTTGAATCGTTGGCATCGGAATGTCACGATCGACATTAGCACTGAAGCCTTTGTTGATTGTGTTCAAGAAATCCAGCTGGAAGATTTGATGCTTGACACCAAGACGCTCGCAGCTCTGTGCAGCCAGATTCAATTCGACCCACTGGCGCTGGCCATAATTGAAGGAGATGGCTGCCACGTTGTCTGCACCGTAACGCTCGATGGCCAGACGGAGTGAGGTGGTGCTATCAAGCCCGCCAGAAAGAACAACCACGGCGCCTTTGGCATCTGGCAGGCGTGCCAGAAACTTGTCGACGAATCTCATGATGTACTCCTTAGCTGTTGACGAGTGACATGAACTCGGCGCGCACCATCGGGTCATGCTTGAAGCACCCGCCCAGCTTGGAAGTGATGGTGTGCGAGTTCTCGTCCTGGACGCCACGTTGCTTTACACAGAAGTGCTCGGCGTCGATGACGACAGCTACGTTCTCAGTTTCGAGGATGAACGCCAGAGCGTGGTAGATCTGTTCAGCCAGACGCTCCTGGATCTGAGGACGACGCGCGAAGTAGTCAGCCACTCGATTGAGTTTGGAAAGCCCAAGGACCTTTTGCTTCGGGATGTAAGCGATGTGCGCCACCCCTGTGATGGTGCGAAGATGATGCTCACAGTCTGACATGATCTTAACATTCTTCTCAATCACCATCTCGTCATAACCCATCTTGTTTTCGACGGTGGTGCACTTCGGGAAATTCTCAGGGATCAGACCCCAGTAGAGTTCCTTCACAAACATCTTGGCAACACGGAGAGGAGTTTCGGTGAGTGAATCGTCACGCAGGTCAAGCCCCAGAACCGACAGAATGTCAGCCATGTAATTGGTAATCAACTTGATCTTGTAGGCTTCGTCGTTGGCGATGGCGGCTTCGTTGACAGGGGTTTCGACGCCAATAGCCTTCAGGTGCTGGTGTACTTTGAGTCCGAGGACTGGATCGCATTTGGATTTATTCATGATTTTCCTTGTTTTAGACAGTGCGGAGGATTCCGCCTTGGTGCAGGTGATGGCTTTGCGCCAACCTGTTTATTTACTGCGGAGCCCTTTCGATGACTCCATCCAGCAGTTTCAGAAGCAATCGTTCCCCATCACCTATCAAGCTCTCTTCTTCGATCTTCTGGTTATCCTTTCTTGTACTGAAAGACAGATCATACTCAACGAAGAGTTCACCGTCTTTGTCGACGAATTTCACTCCGTCATATGAGAAAAGGATCTCTGGCGAGTCATTGAAATAAGCAACAATCATCAGACTCCCGTCTTCTTTCACTGCGGTCGCTTCAACTGTGTAATCCTTTTTTTCTTCGTTCATACCGCCTTTACCTCGAGGATGCGTTCAATCACGACTGTGCGCCACTCCTGAATGTCTCGGTCAAACACTACAAGGTGAGTGTCTGCCAAAGGTCTGCGTGGCATTTGATCTTCTGGCTCGATTGGCTTCTCATCAAGCGGAATCTGAAGAGTTGCGTTCAGGACTCGGATAGTCTCATCCGCCTTTCGAAACGTGATTTGAATGTCACTCTTCTGAAGAAGAGCTTGGATCTCCAGTTTCGTCATTGTCGCCTCCATAAACAAAATGCTTCTGGGTCCAGGTGTCGATCTGCTCGAGGACTTCCTGGGTGAAAAACTTCTCGGGTTCGTTGCGGATGGTTTTGCCGAAGTAACTCTTCCCGTCTGGGAGGGTGTACTTGTTAGCCATCTTCTTGAAAATCCCTGCTTCCTCTGCCAATTCAGTGAGCCAGTAATAACGATCCAGCCCGCTGTCATACCGCACAAGACACTTCACTTTCAACTTTTCTTTGGTGAGACGCGACTTGGCGTTGGTTACTGAGAGAATCACGCCTTGAACTGGGCCGCTCTCATCATCCTTATGCTGCGCCTTTGAAAGAGTCAAGATTGAGGATGCAGCATATTGCATCCCACTACCGCCACTGATCTTTGGCTGAGCATAAGGTCCGCCACCAACATCATCATAGACATGATTTGTGAGGAATAACGGAATGTTAGCACGACCAAGCCTCAATGTCAAGACACGGAACGTGGCCTTCAGCAGTTGAGCTCGTGTCATGTCTCGCGTATCGGAGCCAGCGGCAGTATCCTCGAGTTCCTTTGTGGTTGAAAGCATCCCCATCGAGTCCAGAATGAAAAGAAGCGGAACGCGATCCTTCTCCGGAGTTTTCTCGTAATTGTCGACGACTTTCAGAGCTTGTGTTCTGAAATCCTGGACTGTGACTACAGGAACGATGCCGGTGCGCTTCGTGTCAATTCCTCGCTGTTGAAGCATCTCTTTTGTGAGGGCAGACTCCGACTCGAAAATCATCACGATACCGTCAGGGTTCTGATCCAGAAATCCCTTTGCGGTGCCAAGAACGAAGAAGGTCTTTCCCGTGGAGCTTGGGGCGGCATACCCGACAATCTTATTCGAGGGAGCGCCCTTGAAGATGCTTCCAGAGAGAAGGGCATTCAGTGCATATGACCCTGTATCAATCCAACCAGCAACGTCTCCAGCTGCAATGCCGTCATCAACAACAGACGCAAACTGATTTCCTGTTGCCTTTACAAAATCGGTTACTTTCATTCTTTCACTCCTGCGGTGCAAAGTTTGTCGAGGATCTCGGCTCTAACGTTCTCAAGGAGAAGTCCGAGCCAGTTTTCGCCTTCTTTTCCGACGCGACCCCAGAATCGATCGCCCCAGTTATTCCCTTCAACGAGCTCGAAGCCCCGTGTGTCAACGAGAAACTTCTGGAGCATCGGGTCCTGAAACTTCAGCTTCAAAAGTTTCGCCATCACCCGCAGCTTTTCCTTATTCCAACTTGGACGAAGTTTGATTCGTCCCCCATAACGCTTAGCCTCGCCAGGAGTCTTCAATTTTGAAATCTTCAGCTTCTCCTGCAGGTTGTTCGTTTTTTCAGCTTGATAAGCATGCTCGAGCGTCGGATATTCGATTCCTGCAACCATCATCGGACAAGGATAAAAATTAGAAAGGAAAGCATACTTCCCCTGAAACGATTTAATGACCTTGTCATTCATTCCCATAAATCCTCCAACGACGAATTCTTTTTCACCTGCCATCCAATCAGATCAGTGAACGACTTCAAAGGTGAAATGAATACCTTTTCAAACTGGGTGTCTTTGTCGATGTATCTTTCCATCTCAAACTCAGCGGGGATGTCATCGAAGAAACCAATCGCAGTGCATCGGATTGGATTTGGCTCCTTGAGGTAGATGAATTTGATTTTCTCGCCTTCCTTGATCAAAGGATATTTTGCTTCGAGCCCCAGTCGAACAACCATATCGTTGTAATGCAATGCCCCTTTGACGTGGATAGGCGTCCCTTTGACATAGAGTGAGTCACCTCTAAACTTGTCCATCTCTGAGACGCCACGCGGGCTTGCAATTTTGCTCAATGGTGAATTATAGAACACTTCACGGAACGTGTCAATCTCTTTGAGTAATACTTCATTACTCTCGTTCAAGAGTGTATTGAGGCATCGCTTCAATTCATCGCGAACCATCTTTGGGGTTGATGAGCGAGCAGTTTCAATGCCAACAGTCTTCAGGTCTGGCTCAGTGAATCTAACCCCCTCATTGTCCCAGACTTGCATGATGTAATTCTTCTTCCCTCTGAAGATTGCCACATCAGCAATGGCTTCGCGCTTCATGTCCATTCGATTGTTTTTCGAGCCAACGAAGTCAGCTAGTTTTTGATATTCAACAACCAGGAGCGGCTCAAGTTCCTTTTTCACGAAAGCATCAAGGCAATCGATGATCTTTGAAGTCTTTTCCTTCTGCTGTTCCAGCGGAATCTTCAGGATCTTGTCGACGAAGGTGTCCAGGCAGATGTAGCAAGAATCAGTGTCAGACGTGGTCACGTAATCCTTTTCCGTCGTCTTGAATTTTGAGTTCAAGAATTCGTTGATCCGACTTCCTATGAATCGAATCGTCATCTGGCCCGTCAGCGTGATTCCTTCTGCGATAGACTTGTTGAAGTATCTAAATGCTTGATTTGCAAGAGACCCATAACCACCGTTCGCCACAACCTTTAGGGCCTGTTGCAAGGCATCTAGCTGCGAAATCTTGTTCTCGAGTTTTTCGATATCTGTTTCTGGCGCCCCATTAGCTTTCAAGGCTTCCTTCTTCTGTTTTTCAGCTAGCATCTGTTTCTTGACACGCTTGCGCTCTTCGAAAAGGAATGACATTGCATGTGCGATCACACCCTCTTCATCTTGTCTGAACGCAGCCCCATTGGCGGCGGTCACGAGACCTTGTAACTGTCGTTCCTCAAGGTTCACCTTTCCACTCAACATTCGCTCGAGGAAATCCAACGGCTTTTCCGACGCCTCAAACACCAGAGTCTCGGGACTCATATTATACATTCTCACGATAGACGGGTACAGTGAAGTCAAGTCCATCGAGACCACCCACCGGTATTTCCCTGGGGCTGGATCCTTTACATATGCTCCAGCGATACCATCGCTGTCCTTCGAAAAATTCTCCGGCGGAATCTGGATATTTCTCTCGAGAAGCATGTTGTAAAGCATGTTGTCCCAAGGCTTCACGGTTGCAAGTGCTTCGTTGTATCTCGAGTGTGTCATCAAGGTGATAGAGACTGCTAGCTGGATGAATTTCAACTTCTCGTCCAGGCGTTCCACCAGATAGACGTCGTTCTCGTTGTAGACGACGAATGTGTTGAAGTCCTCGTTGTAGAGGCGCATCAGGCTCCCTCCCCACGGGCTCAAGTCCGTCTTGTTTTCTTTCAACTCAGTCTCGGCGACGAAGTCAAGTTTATATGACTCCAGCCTCTTCGTGGCGAACTTCTGATACAGGTTGAAGTAGTCAAATGAGGTGATCCCGAGGATGCGATACGACTTATCGCCTCTTCCAACCTCAGTCTCTTGGAACACTCGCTTGGTTTCTTTATGAAACGGCGAAAGCTGGGCTGCTAGGTCTTCACCGACGACTTTCCTCATCCTGTTGACGACGTAGGGGATATCGAAGCCATCAATGTTATATCCTGTTATGATGTCAGGATCGATGCGACGCCACAGACGAACGAACTTTGTGAGCAGGTCCTTTTCATCTGAGCAGTGCTCGTAGATGTCTTGCTCGCGTTCTGGTTTGAAAGGCTTGAGGCCCAGTGTGATTTTCTGATCTCGTCCAAATACCTTCATCGAGATAGTCAGAATGTCATCGTTTGCGAATTCCGGCTTCGGAAATCCGTTGTCATGACGAACTTCGATGTCGAAGTTCAAGATCACGAATTTGTTGATATCAAAGTCAATAGAGCCCGGAAATTGCTTGGCGATGAATTGATGTGCAGGCGAGGTCTGACCAAAGATTTCAGTGACCCCTTTATACTCCTTCACAAAGTCAACCATCTCCTCGCATTCTTTGAACTCTATCCTCGAGAGTTTGTCACCAAAAAGAGACGTGGCATCTTCTTTCTGCCCTTTGATAAATAATTCGAATGGATATTCGCTGAAGACTCGTTGCTTGCGTCTTCCATTCTCATCGACATAACGAAGAAAAATACGATGTCTGAGCCGGTCACAGAAAGTATAGTAACTCACACAATAGCTCCTGAAGTTTCGAACGGTTTCGAGATTTTACAGTTCGTCGTGGCCAATGCATTCACTATCGTGGGCGGCGCATTCAGCGTAGCGTTTATGATAGTGGTGTTCTTCATTTTTGTCAAGGCACTCAAGGGAAGTAATCTGCAAGATCTGTTTGAAGGTGTTGCTAAGAAACAGCTGAGTATGACAAAATTCTGGACCAATGTTGCCTATTTCTCAGCAACAGTTGCGTTCTTGGCGGCGAACCTTATCTCAAAATCGAGTGGCGACGGAATGGTGATGATCTGGTTGATCTACCTTGGGACCGTTGGCGCGAATGCGATTGCCAGCAAGTGGCTTGCGCTGAAATATAGCGGGGATGCAACGACATCCCCGAAAGAATAGCAGCGTCTCTCGATTAAAGATCGACCCTGTAATCGCGCTCGCCGTCAAAGTAATCGAGCCAAACCTCTCGGCTCCAGCGATTGTAACGTTTCAGTCCCTTTGCGTTGCGCCAAGGTCCTGTGGGACATTCCAGCGCCTTCTTCAACTTATGAGCGATGCAATATGTGTCCGTTGGATCGGCCCAGAAAGAGGCAGCGATCCAGTCTATTTCTTTCGAGACGACGACTGGAACACCCTGTGACACTGCATCAGCGGTGACGATGTTGAAAGTCTCAGAGAAGCTGACCTGCATGATGACATCCATGGATGCGACCAAATCACGAAAGACTGAGTGAGGCATCCACGAATGTTCAATCAGCTTGTGCCTGGAATTTGCAAACAAGGCCCGTAGATTCTTAAGAGCATTTTCGCCGCGCTCTACTCGAGCAGAGTTTATATGGAAGTGGAGCGTGATGTTCTCTTGTTCAGCAAAACGGATTGCGCCGACGGCTTGCGTCACCTGATTTTTGAGAGGGCGAATTGCCCCGAAGCAGCCAACTTTGACAATGTCGGTCTCGCGCCGGTGATATTTTCTGACCCGCTTCGACCAAAACGTCGGAAATTCTTCAATATCACCGATCCACTTCCGAAACGGGTAGTAGTTTGGGTGCAATTGAATGGAATCCCGCGCAGAATTTGGAAAAAGCGTCACCAAGTCCTCGAACATCAAGGCGTGATTCGCGGAAACACTGACATTTGGCTTAGTGAGATACTTTTGAATCCAATCAAACGCAACGCCCTCATTTGAGAGGAATGGCGTGTTGGAGTGCAAACGGATAATCCACTGCACATGCGGGTGGAGACTGGTCAACACATCGAATTTCTCAGGGACAACCCAAAGAGCTTCAATGAAGACGTGACTCGGCAGATAGTTTGACACTTCTCGGTCGATGTCATTGTTATCAACAACCTCGACGACTTTTGACTCAATTCCATACTGTGCATCCAGCATGTCACTGACGAATTTGGCACTGTTGAAAAGTCCACTGGAAGACGACCCGTCAATACCAGCAGGGACATCTGAACCATACAATTTTCGTTTTTTCAGAATGAAGAGCGCGCGAGCCATCTTATGTTATCCTGGGAGTTGGATTCCGGAACCGAATTGTGAACTGTAGTGATTGCGAAGTTCAACGACGGGTGTGAAGAGTTCACCGTTGAATGCCAGTTCATCTTTTCTGATAGTCAATTCTCTCTCTTCACAGAAACCGAGAATTGGAAAGAGAGATAGATTTTGGGCGCCAGAGTTCACCACAACAGGGTTTCGAACGGTGTATGATTCATTGAGACCTTCCTGGTAGTCACCGAGAATCACGCCCTGTCGTGTATAACCAATCTTGATGTTTGACATTATCTATTCCCTCTGTTTGTTGAGCCGAATCCACCAACTCGATCTGTTTTCGATGCTGGACGATCGACAAGGCGGTGAAAGGATGGCTGCTCATATCGAATCAGAGAAGCCTGGGCGAGCCGGGCACGATGGTCAACACGAACAACAGTTGAAGTCTCGTTTTTCAAAACCACGAAACACTCGTTGACATAGTCTTCGTCAATGTAGCCGATGGAGTGAGGCATTCCGAGACCGTGCTTCCACCCAGTACTCGACCTTGGAATGACGTTCAGCGAATGTCCTGGCGGGATATCAAAGACCAGCCCCGTCGGAAGCATGACTCGATCACCAGGATTCAAGAGGACATAACGAGACTCGTCTGGATCTTGTCGAATCTTGAGATTGAACTCTTGGTTGTTAGAGTTGTGAGCCTTTACGTGCGTGAGGGCATCACCAAGGTATACTTCAAGATCGAAGCACCCTGAAGACTTAGTGGCGAACTGAGGAACGTTTACACCTTCATAGAGTGTGTGGACCCCGAGGGTGACATCTTCCTGATTAAAGGGTGTTGGGCAAACGGCGGTTCGGGGAATCATGTCAAGCGTGCCCAGATCCACAGGTGGTTTTTCTTTCTTGGTTGCCATTATCTATTTCCTTCCGGTTTCGAGTGTTTTTCACCGATGGTGTATTTGGACCGCAGATCCCACTCGCCTTTCTTCGCGAAGGGTATGATCACAATGTTGACTCTTGGCTTCGGCGTCGGGTTGACTAGTTTCACTAAGCCCCAATCCGCCAACAGGTTTGCAATGAAACGTGTTCGATCTTGGTCTTGTTCGTCGAACGAGGTTACCTTCGTCCGCCCGTCAAGCTGAAACAGTTGCTTGAAATGGCAGATGTAATATCGACCCTGCTTGTGTAGGATGTGGCAAGACTGCCACAGAAGAGGTCGTTCGCTCTCAGAAGCCGCCCGTCCTGCCAAACCGATCCTCGTCAAAGTCTCTTTGACTTTCAGGAATTGATCGGTGTCCAATTCCTCCACTTCAATGAATGTTTCAATCAGTTCCTGATTTCTTCCCATGGTTCCTTCCACCCTTTTGCATGTTGTTAGCCATCTCTTCAAGGTGCGGGCGAAGCAGTGAATGAATCAGCTTTGCTTTGTGACGACTGATGTTGAAATACTCTTGAATCAATTCCAACTCTTCCTTGTCATCTTGATTTTTGTGCCACTTCCCATACCGTTTCTTTTTCGGAATGGCGTGGTACATAAAAGCATACTGCATGTCTTTTGGGAGACCCCAACAGGCGTTCATTTCATTTGCGAAGAGGACCGTGTCTTGCGTGTTACTGAAAACACGATTTATGACAAAGGCCTCAAACCCCACCTCGTCTACGTTCAGAAATCCTTTCTTTTCGTTGATGTTGGTGACGACGTCGAATGGACTCAAGCGTTCACTCATTTCTTGTTTCCCATGATATTTACTTGAACGAACAATCTGCCATGACTTCAGTCAGGAAGGCGACCATGTTGATCTCCTTGTCGACTACTCGACTTTCTCGCTCATCGTACTGGCTGATGTAGAGAATGAGTTGAGGGATGCTCTGAGGTTCCATCAAATCAACAGCCTTGTCGTAGAGGGCTCTACGAATCATTGCACCATCGTTGTCTTGATTGTCCACCACCCATTTACGCATATTCGTGAATTCCCTGTTCTTCAGGAAACCCACAAGCGCCTTCAATTGCTCGTCGTCCAAACCCGTCGCACTGGTGACCCTCAATTCTCCGTTCGAACTGAATCGCTGTATGAGATTCAAAGTCTTTCGAAAGTCAGGAAAATTCTTCATCAACAGCTGAGCCAATTCAACCTTATCAAACTGGATGTTTTTGTTGACCAGAATTTGCTTTACACGCCTGTCGAACTGAACAACCAAGGCCTTTTTATCCTCCTTGGTGAACGTGAATTCGACGACCGGGGCCCTTGATTTCAAGGCGTCGATAATTCGATTAGAGAAGTTTGCAGTGAAAATGAACCGACAATTCTTGGAGAACTCCTCAATTGCCCCACGAAGTGATGCTTGGGCTAATGGGGTCAAGTAATCTGACTCGTCGAGGATGATGCACTTCACACCGCCAGCCAGACTCACCGTGGAAGCAAACTGTCGAACGGTCGTCCGAATGGTGTCAATGTTTCCGTTCTCAGATGCGTTGATGAGAATATAATCAATCCCCAACTCCTCACAGAGAGCTCGAGCGACTGTAGTCTTACCGACACCGCAGCCACCGGAGAAAAGCATGTTTTCCAGAACGCCGGAATCCACCATTTTCTGGAAGTAGGTCTTCAAGCGTTCTGGTAAGACGCAGTCTTGAATTTTTCGAGGGCGATACTCTTCGCTCCACAGAAACGCAGAATCATTCATATCATCTCATCTCCAAAGGTTAGCGTGATCCGAAAATCACAATTCGTTGAGCTCTCGTTTGCGCCGCGCATTCGTAGAAACTGCTCCAATTCTTAATGGCCCATCCTTCGTCAATCCATATAGTGCGGCAATTGATGTCGCGCATCAAGTAGAATACGTCACTTTCATTTTCCACGACCAGCGAGCTGATTACGGTCAGCTGAAGATCACGCGTATTCTCCTGAAAATGTCGACAAGATTGCGCATTCAGAGAAATCACAATATCCCCTGGTTGGGCTCGAGTTGAGATGTAATGGGTTTTGCCAGCCACTCGACCGATGTCGACGATGACTGTGCAAAATTGGCGCAGGAAAGAGGCAGGATGCATCGAAAGTGCAACCTGAGTCGGCACCAGCTCCAGCTTTCGCTGGTGGAGACTCAAAATCAAGTCCACCAGCGAAGCAAACTCCTTCTGGATGCGCTCAACCGAGGCGTGATTTTTCACTCTGTCTCGATCGCAATGATGTATTCCAAGGTCCCATCAAGAGACGTGAACTTCACTGCGCGCTCGCCAACCACGACATTATAGTCCAGACTCAACATCTTCAGATTTTCGATGTTCAAGACCTTCGATGTGGCTTCACCCTTGGCGTCCTCAAACGTAACGTCATATTGATTTCCGACGCTGTTCTTGTTGAAAGCCCTCAATCCCTTGGTGGTGATTTCAAGTTCCTTCAACTTCATCACTGCAGCAGCCTTCAGCAATTCACTCAAGGTTGACGCTGTCAATTTGAAAGAGAAATCACCCTCAACCTTGATGTTCTTGTCTACTGGCGGTGAAACGATGACGCTCGGAGAACTATAGAAATACTTCACTCGAGTTCGACCAGACTTCATCTCAACATGATCACTCTTGTAAGACAGTTCTGGCGAGTCAAATAGTGAATACGTCGAGAGGAATTCGTTCAAATCATAGATTGCGAATTCTTTCTCAAACGAGTCTGGGACCACCGCAGTCGCGAAAATGTTCTTCATGATAGACATTGTTCGCAGTTTATCGCCCTCACGAATGACGATGCCTTGGTTGATCGAGCTCAGATTCTTGAGGATTTCAACGGTCTCTTTCTTCATTATCTACTCCAGTGGTGGATATTAAGGGTTAAGGAATGATTGTAGCAAACTTGCTAGTTCTTGTCAAGCCATCAGCTTGGAAAAGCCGTCGACTTTTTGGAAGGATATCTGACTTCGTACCTTGTCAGCGATCTTGTCTGGTGAATGGGTGACGATGAAGTAGGTATTTAGTAAATATCTAAACTCCCATCTAAGGAAAACTGATGTATACATATTTGATTGGTTGGTCAAAACACAATGTCTGGTACTACGGTGGACGAACTGCAAATCAATGTCCTGCTATGGATGACATTTGGAACGATTACTACACCTCATCAACTCACGTGAAATCTTTCAGAGAAGAGCACGGTGAGCCCGACGTCATCAAAATCCACAAGCTGTTTGAAACTAAAGATGAAGTATGGGAATATGAGGAACGCTTTCTAAAAAGAGTTCGACGTGAGCACCCTGAGCTCTGGTTGAATAAGTGCAATGGATATTCTGGATGGGTATGTAAAGGGCATTCAGAAGAAGCTAGAGCGCGCATGCGCCAGAGTAGCTGCGCAGGGTCAATGAAGTCTCTAGATGAAATCAAAAAGATGCAGCAAGGATTTTCAAAGAAATATCAAGGATACACCAATGCTGGACAGGTTCCAGAACTCAGAGCGAAGGTTGCTGATACTTTATCGAAGAGATATGGAGTTGATAACGCATCGAAAATCCCTGAAGTTCGAGAGAAAATAGGGAAGATGAAACGTGGACAGATTCACATCATAAAAGGCGGAAAGAGAAAGATGATTGACAAGGAACAATTATCTGGTTTTGAAGCTGAAGGGTGGAGGGTTGGTTTTGGAAAAAGCTATGAGAGAGTGTATACAGAGTGCCCACACTGTGGTAAATCGGCAGACCAAGTCAACGTCAAAAGATGGCATGGTGACAATTGTAAACTACGCCCCTTTGACCTTTGAAAATCCATCAACCCTTTCAAATACAATATGAGAGCGAACTTTATCCTGGATTTTGTCAGGTGAATGTGTAACAATGAAGATGTTTGTACCCTTCAGTTCACCAAGCATGGTCACAAAAGCATCCATTCCGATAGTATCTAAAGATGAATCAAGGACTTCATCGAAGATGAGAAGGTTGGTGCTGACATTGCTTTGCATCTTCGCCACATCGCGCCATGCCAGCAGGATCGCCATGTCGATGCGAAGCTTCTCGCCTTCGCTGAAGTTGTTGTATGACAGCGTGTCGATGCCTCGTGCCTGGATGGTCTCGTCGAAGTTCTCATCCAGAGTAAACTTGGCGAAGAATCCGAGCTTGGACAGGTTGGTGTTGATGGCATGGTTGATGATGGAGATGAATCGCTTGATGATCATGGACTTGATACCGCCGTCCTTGAGCATCATGCTGATGATGTTGTAGTACTCCGACTTGTCAGCCATGTCAGCTCGACGTTCAAGCAGACGTTCGTAGATGTCCTTGAAACCAATCAGCTTGTTCGACTCATCCAAGATCTTCTCTCGGTGTGTCGACTCGTTGACATTCAGATCCTCCTTCAAATCATCAATCTGAATCTGACGCATCTTGATCTGAGAATCGATGTTCTGAACAGCAATGAGCCATTCGTTGTAGAGACGATCCTGATCCTTCATCTGTGCCAGCTCGCTCTGCTTCCGCAAGAGGTCTTCCTCAACCTGATTCCGAGCTGTGGTGCAATCCTCGATCCTCTTGGACAGTGAATCACACTGGTGAACTCGAGTCTCTTCTGGAATCTCTTGCTCACATGCCTGGCAGACAGTGTTTGACTGAAGGAATTCAATCCGATTGCCCATCTCCTCCAGTTTCATGTTGAACTTGAGCACCAGTTCCTTCAGCTGTTCAATCTTTTGCTTGAGCTTCTGATTGTCCTCCTTGGACATGGGCTCCACTGATTGGAGATTCTCCTTCTCCAACACCAATTCCTGAATTTCCTGCTCCAGGCGTGTAATACGTTCTCGGCGACGCGCAAGCTCATTTTCCTCTGTAGCCTGAGCTTCACGCTCCAGGTCACTGATGTACCGTTTGCGGAGCTCGACTTTCTCCCCAGCCACAGCAATGGCTGACTTGAGCTCCAGTGCCTTCTCTTTGTGCTTTGCCATGTTGGCAGTATGGATTCGATTCATGTTGCTGAACACCAGCAGATTCAAGATCGACTCCACGAACAGACGACGTTTCGCACTGTCCAGCTTCATGAAGGAAACATGCTGGGCCTTGCCCACTGCCACAATCTGAGTGAAGGACTGATAATCCATACCCAACACCTGTGAGTTCAAGGTGCGCTGATAGTCTCGGTTGTCCCCGGGCTGATTCTGCAAGGAGCCATTCTTGAACACCTCAAAGATGTCTGGCTTGATTCCTCGGCGGATCAAGAAAGAGTCTTGGTCCACATCGAATTCAATCTCGCACAGCATGTCTCGATTGTTCTTGGTGTTGACCATCTGCCCCTTATTGATCTTGCGAAAGGGCTTCCCGAACAAAGCGAACGTGATTGCATCCAGCATGGTGGACTTGCCGCCACCGTTCTTTCCAGTCACCATCGTGGATGGCGAACGGTCCAGTTGGATCTCCGTCATCATCTGCCCGGTGCTGAGTACGTTTCGCCATCTGACTCGTTTGAACGTGACCATCAGTCTGTCTCCACTGTCGAAGCAGCCTCGCTGAAGAGATCCATGAAGTAGTTCTTCAGCTTGTTCTTGTCGATGAGTTCATTCTGGACAACATCGTCGATGTATTGGTCGATGACGACACGCATGTCTGTCGAATCAGAACCCTCGGCTTCGGTGTTGTATTGGGTTTCGTCTACCTCGAACACATCAATGGCATGGGCGAACTGATTCAGGCGCTCCACGAACAGACTCAGTTTCTGCTGATTGCAGACCCCGAATGACTGAACATAGACACGAACCACCTTGCCACGAAACTGTTCGTAATCAAACTCCAACACGTCGATGGTGTCTTCGTAGGCAATCTTGCCATACACCTCAAACGGATTCTCCACGAACTCCAATTCGCGGGTCGCAGTATTCAGGATGCGGAACCCTTTCTTGAGTCCGTAGTCAGACCAGTTCGTCTGATTGGTGTTGGAGATATACTGGATCCGTCCATCAGTAGACATCGTGTGAAAATGTCCTGAATAGACGGACTCATAACGGTCGAAAATGCTCTTGTCGAAGCCCTGATCACAAACATGTCCTTTGATCATTTCAAAGGACTTGATCTCGAAGTGACCGCAGAGAATTGGAGCCTCGGCAGTTCGAATGAACTCGAGCGACTCCTGCAGGTTTCCGTTGTTGACCCACGACAGAAATGCAATCGGCAACCCATCGAACTCGATGATCTTGTGCGTCTTGATGACTTCGATGTTCGAGTACATCTTACCCAAGAAATCGATGCTGTTGAATTCGTTTGTATTTTTCATCACCACGTCATGATTTCCATAGATCATAACGGTACGGATATTGCGTTTCTCGAGCTCATCAAAAAAATGCCTGAATGCACGATTCAACGTCATGATATTCAATGACTTTCGATTTTCCCAAGTATCACCAAGGATGAGACATGTGTCAATCTTCTCATCGTCAAGTTTCGGGAAAAATATTTCGTCGAAGAACTTGATGAGATTGTCTGCGTGATACTTTGAATCATTACGAGCACCCCAGTGGATGTCGGTGATCATAGCAATCTTCATCAGAGCTTGTTTCCATAATAGAAGTCCAAAATCTCGCCTTTGGAGTCACCATAGTTGGTGTCATCACCCTCCATGGTCGTCATTGTTTCTTGGTTAGGATCGAACATGCTCCCAATCTTCGCCTTTTGCAACTTCTTTTCAAACTCGATGCGCCCCAGAAACGCGTACCATACAACCTGACTGAAATAGCCGAAAGGGTTTTTGCTCTTCTCGGGATTGAATGACATGACTGCACGAGTACAGTCTACTATCCCGTCTCCTTTCATTTCCTCGATGTAGGTGTAGTTTCGAAAGTTGGGGCGTGATGCAATACCTTCCGCGATGCTCAGGATCGCCCTCCCGATCGATTCAGGAATTTTCGGGCGAGGCTTTCCAAGCGCGTCTGCCTCCCTGGCTTGGTGTTGAAAGATTATGATATCATCCAGCAGGGATTGTTTGTCAATGTAGTTATTTTTATTCATGCACGCTCCTAGTGGATGGTTTCCGGATATTTGACATTATCCTGCTCGTCCTGATGGCGTTTCATGTACATCAATTGTCCGAAATAATTTCGGATCACGTGTTCTGCAGGTATAGTACAGGTCACCAGATGATTGATGTTGAATCGGACGCGGACTGCTCGATTGATGTCGAAGGAGTTTAGATTTTCCAAGTACGGCGCAAAGGAATATCCTATGAGGGTATCATCACTCGCTCGGCACTCAGCAAACAATTCGAAAGGCATCACCGTGACGAGAACACCGTCAAGGACATCGACAACCTGAGCAACGACGATGGTTCCGTCGATGAAGGTCAGCAATCGAACATTGAACTTTGAAGTGTCGTCAACCGGTTCGAAGTGGAGTTTGATCTTTTCTTCTGTCATTGTTCTATTTTAGAGGCATCATGTCTCGTTGTCAAGGAGAGAGAGGAATGGTCTTGATCTTATAGTCGAACTGCTCTGACTGATAGACTTTCAACCTCTCAATGAAATGCTTCATGGTGGTGTTCATCGTCTCTTTTGAGCTGCGAGATGAGGTGTGAACGAGATCGTCCGCAATATCGATCAATGTGACCCCATCTTTTCCAGCCATCGCACGAAGTCCGCGCCCGATCGATTGGAGTGTTCGAATTTTCGCCTTGTATGGATGACAGAAGATGACAGTGTGAAGATTCTTGATGTTCACACCTGTTGACATCGTCCCCATGCTACCGAGAAGAACGCAGTTGTTTTCCTTTTCCAAAATCTCGCGGATTCTCTCTCTCTCTTCGACTCCAGTCGCTCCAGCGATGTAGTAGATCTTCTTCCCAAACTTCTCAGCTTTCTTTTTCAACATCTCGTAGAGGGCAGATCCGTGCTTGTCGATGAAATTGAAGAGCATCAGAACATTCTTCGGGGAATTCAATGCAGAGTTGACCAAGACCTTATTTCGTATTGGGTGCGAGATGAGGAAGTCGATCTCTTCTTGGTACGTCAGTTTTTTCACTTTCAAGACTTCCTCGTCAGAGTATCTGAGTCGTAAACACTCGATATTGAGATTGGCGACGTCGCCTGAACGCATCAGTTCCGCTGTCGACGTTGCTTTTATGACAGGGCCGAACCGAGCAAGCATCTCGAGTTCATGAAGGACCGTTCCATCGAGAGTTCCTGTCAAGCCAATACGAATAGGGGCGTGGGCAAGTTTATCAACGATCCCACTGATGGATTTCGCATCAGCCCCATGCGCTTCGTCACAGAAGTAAGCACCAAAGTTTCTGAACCAAACCGCGTCAAGTTTGAAAACGGATTGCCAGGT